CCAGTGCGTGGCGCTGGGCTTCGTCTGGATTCCAGGCAGATGACCTAGGTGTGGGTTTTTGAGCAGCGCTCGCGTGATGTGCAGAATGGATCTCTCCCATCCGGTGAGCTTGCGCACGCGCGTTCGCCTCGAGCGCTTGGCGGCGGGCTTCACGGCCGCCACCATGGAATCAGTCTCACGATCAGGCGCAAGAGTTTCGCGCGCTGCTCGCGCAGGGCTTCGGTCTCGTCCTCGGGCTCCTCTGCAGGCGCTGCAACGGCCTTCACGGCTTCCACCACAGGGCTCTGTCGGCCTCGTGGCGCATCAGGTGTTCCGGGTTGATTCCATCCTTCACGGGCCAATCTCGGATCTTCCGCAGCGCCTCCTCCAGCACGTCCTCGCGCGTCTTGGACGCACGCGATTTCAACTTCTGTTCGACGCGCTCGGCTGCGCCGTCATACCCGAGTTCGTAGAGGAGGGTGATCAGGTTCTCCCGCTCGTCGGCGCGGATCGCGGCTTCGGTCCACGGGTGCCCCTTTGAGTCGAGCGAATAGGCGCGCTGCGGCTGCTCCCACGGCTTGCTCTCGGAGAAGTCCACGACAGGCGCCGGCTTCGAGATCGTCGAGCGGGCGACAGAGGCGGCTGCCACGAGGGGTCCCTCGTCGAGGAAGCCGCCCGGCATGCGCTCGATCAGCCGCGCAATCTCCTCCGCGCGCGCGTCGGCTGCGCCGAGAAGCTTCCGCAGGCACTCCTCGGTGTGCTCCCACACGTGCGTGGCCGACAGATAAGCCGTCTGCAACGCTCCGGGGATCAGCTTTCGCAGCCGCAGGTAGGCGTGGCTCAAGGCCGATTGGGCCCTCTGCCATTTCTCCTGTTCGGCCTCGCGCGCTTCTTCCGCCATCTCGCGGCCGAACCCGAGAAGCGCGTTCTCGAGTTCCCTCGCGTCAACGGCATTCCAGTCTGTGCTCGCGTGCCGCGCTGCGTGAGCCCTCGCCCAGCTCTCGCTGATTGCCCACGCCTCCTTTTCCCAGTCCGTCACGCGCGCACCGCCTTTCGCCCCTGCGGGTTGTACCAGTCCTCGAGCACCGCGAGGTCGCGCGCGCCGTACGTCTTCCCGCAGCACACGCACGGGCCCTTCACGCTCGGCCGGTACGGGTCGTGCATCACCATCCGATCGCGATCCTCCGCGCACCCGCGGCAGATCATGCGCGGCGGCGCTTTCGCGGGTGCTCGCGGCGCTCCCTCTTCGCCAGCGCGTAGGCGTCCTCCTTCAGGAACTCCTCCGTGTCCTGCAGCAGGCGTTGCGGCGACTTCGACTTCCTCGACAGGTCCTTCTTCCACGCTTCCCATAGCTCGTAGGCTCCCGCGTCACAGGCATGGTTCGGGCAGGCAGGGTCCTCTTCTTCGAAAGGCACCTCGCCACGCTCGGTCTCCCGGGGTGACCGGATGACGAGGCCCACTATCTCCTCTTCCCAGCGAGTCGGCAACTTGGCAGCCACGAGTTCCGGGTCCGGCTTGTGCACGAGCGAGTCGCGCCCAAGGATCAGCGAGGGGAACCCGTCGCCCTGGCGCAGGCGCAGGCCTTCGCGCACGGCGTTGAGCATGGCGAGCTTGCGGCGCGGCTTCTTGACCGGGATGGCGATCCGCGGCACCCCGCGCTCCTGCAGGTGATCGTTCAGGCGTTTGATGGCGCCCTGCCCCGTGCTCGAGCCGTCGGCCGAGTCGCAGCACAGGAAGCGCATGCGGAACTTGGCGTACAGGTCGGCGACCCAGTCGGCCCACCACTCGAGGTCCTTCTTCGTGTGGTAGACCTCGGCGACGCGGATCGCGCGCTTCTCGCGGTCGTGTCCGAAGATCTCGACGGCGCCGGGGCTCGTGTGCCCGAAGTCCATTCCGCCTGCGAACCACGTGAGCTCGGTCGAGAACCCGAGCTGCACGAACTCGCACGTGACCGGCTCCTCGCGCAGGGGCTTCCCGAACGCGTCGCGCTGCCACACGAGGCGCAGGGTCTGGAGGTGCATGAACGCGTTGTACGTGCCGAACACGAGGCCCGAGGCCGTGCGCCACAGGCCCTTGAAGAGCCGGTCGTGCATGTGCCCGACGAGTTGCGTGTCGAGGCGATGCATGTACGCCTCGGTGATCGTCGGGTTGTCCTTGTGGAAGGAGAGGATCCGCTCGCGGCCGCGCAGGCGCGCGCGGCGCTTGCCCCTCGGCATCGGGTCGGGGAAGCGTCGGTGCGCCCAGTGGAACTCCGCGTCCGGGTTTGCGTCACCGAGGAGCAGGTGCCAGCCAGGTCCGCCAGGACGGCGCAGCGCGCGGTGGAGCGACATCCACTCCGCCTCGGTGAGCTCCGTCATCTCGTTGACGAAGATGATGTGGTACTGCGTCGAGAACAGGCGCCGCGCCTGGTCCATCCCGCCGAGCACGAGGCGCCCGCCGTTCGGGTGGTCGTAGTGCGTGCGGTGCTCGCGGCTCTTCTCGCCGATCGAAGGGTGCCCCGGCCACAGGACCTCGTTCTCGAAGGTGTCGAGCCACGACTCATTGAGCGAGACGCGCGTCTTGCGCAGGACGAGGACCTTGGCCTTGGGCCAGCGGTCGAGGAAGCCCCACAGGAACTTCCCGACGTTGATCGACTTCCCCGTGCCCGCGGGGCCGACGACCATGCACTCCTCCGGCGGGATCTCGCGGCCCTCGAGCCAGCGGAAGAGCACGACACCCGCGCCGTGGGCGTGGAACTCCTTCGAGGGGTCCTTCAGGCGCGGCACGGGCTCACGACCGTGCGGCGATGGCGCGCGCGACGACCTCGGCGAGCGGCGGCGGCATCGCCATCCCGAGCTGCGCGAGCGCCCGCGCGCCCTGCGCCCCGCCTCGGTCCTTCGCGCACACCGTCATGCTCGGCTCGTCCTGCGCGTTGATCGGGTGCTTCTCGTTCAACAGCAGCACCGAGCTCGCCGAGGAGTGGCCGGCGGCCGTCACGGTCAGCGCGGGCTCGTCCACTCGCGAGGGCAAGTGGTTGCCGTTCTTCCAGGCGCCGACCAACCGGCTCTCTGCAAGAACGACCTGCGGCGCGCTGTGGCCAGATCCGCCACCGCGAATCGTCGGCGCAACGCCTTCCGGGCGAGCGATCGGGTGGCCCTCAGCCTCGCGCAGCAGCGACCCGTCGCTGTGTGTGTTCTTCGTGAGCGTCTTCGCCGGCTCGTCGGGCGTCGTCGCGCGGTGGTTGTCCGTCTCCTTCCAGCGCAGGCGCACCGGCCGCCCGAGGTCCTCGAGCGAGAGGTGCCCGAGCGCATCCCGGCACGTCACCCACGGCCGGAGAGGCTCGAGCCCGGGCAGGAGGACCTGGCGCGCCTCGCTCGGCGAGCAATGCGTGCGCGTCGGCCAGCGCACGCACCGGCCCTCGAGGTGCCCGAACCAGAACGGGCGGATGCGGTGCTGCGGCACGCCGAAGTCCGCCGCGTCGAGTTGCACGTAGTCGTCCACGCAGTAGCCATGTCGCGAGAGGCCGCCGATCACCTCCTGCACGACGCCCCACGATGATGCGTCCTGGAGCCCCGGCACGTTGCCGATCAGGTAGGTCGCGGGACGCAGCAGCGCGATGAGCTCGGCCGTCTCGCGCAGCATGTCGCGCTCGTCGTCGAGGCCGAGGCGCTTGCCCGCGCGCGACCACGGCGTACACGGAGGGTCGGCGACGAGCAGCTCGACCGGCCCCGGGCGCCAGCCGCCGCGCACCATCAGCAGGAGATCGTGCACGTCGATCCGGACCGGCGCGTGCCCGAGGTTCTTCTCGTAGCTCGCGCAGGCATCGGCGTCGTAGTCGAAGACGAAGTCGAAGCGGATGCCGGCGCGACGGAAGCCCTCGGCCATGCCGCCACTGCAGGAGAAGAGTTCGAGGTTCACTCGTCGCCCTCGCTCGCCTGCCCGTCGCCGCGGCGCTTCAGGATCTCGAGCAGGCTCGCGCGCTGGCGCGGCATCAGCGCACGCTCGAGCTGGTACACGCGCTGACTCGCCACCTCGAGCGCCTGCCGCTCCCACGCGAAGGGGAGCTCCTCGAGCCGCTCGACCTCCTTCACGAGTGCGAGATCCATGTCGTACTCGGGCTTCTCGGCCCTAGCCGTCTGCGCCTGGCGCAAGGTCTTCCGTCTCGGGTTCGTCTCCATCGTCGTCCATCACGCGGTACTCCGCGTCCTCGGGGGCCTCGGTCTCTTCGTCCCACTCGTCGAGCTCGAGCGAGGGGTCGTTGTCGTGTAGCACGATCACCTGGCGGTGCGTCAACACCCCCGAGTGCTGGAGCTTGCGCATCCGCGCGTACCGCTCCTGGAAGCGGTGCTCGAGCACGAACGCGGCCGCGCGCCAATCCTTCTGCTCGATGGTCTCGGTCTCGCTGTAGGTCTTGCCGGTCGTGGTGGTCGCGGTCTTCTTGCGCGTCACCGGCGTGCCCTCCGCGGCCTCGGTGATGATGGCGAGCGCGCGCATCTCGGCCGCGGCCTCGGCGCGCTCGATCATGTCGAGGAAGGGCCGTAGCACCGGGTCGCCCTTGATGGCGGCCTCGCGCCAGCGGTGGAAGCGGTCCCAGGAAACACCTGCGGCCTTGCACGCGGTGGTCAGGTGGTTGCCGGCGCTGATGTAGCCCTCGAGCACGGCGAACTCGGTCGGGTTCGGGTAGTGCAGGCCGCCCGTCTTCTTGGCGAGTTCGGTGCTCTTTGCATCGAGCGCCTCCACGTTGGTTCGCTCGTGCGTCTTCTTCGGTGTGGGCTTCTTCCTGGCCATGGGGGAGCGGGAAGGTATGCCGGCGCCCGCCGATCGCAACCCGGTGCCGGCCCCGGGCCTTGGAGAGTGAACGAACCTGACGCGCTGACGAGGTCGAGCGGGTACCCCGCAGGCGGCGCTACGGCTGCCCGTACCGGCCCTTGATCGTGTATTCGTGGACGCTGATCAAGCGTCCCTCGGTGGTTCCGTTGAGGGTGATCTCGGCGCGGTAGGTCTGGCCCGGCTCGAACACGAGGCCCGCGACGGCGAGAGCAGGTTCGAGCACGCTCATCTCGATGCGCCGCTTGTAGTTGTAGCCGGGGGGGCCCTGCTTCCAGCCGGCATCGAGGATCGGCGTGTTGAAGAACGGACCTGTGACGCCGTTGCCTGGGCTCTCGGCGAGGCTCTGGTACACAACCGTCGCCTCGGGGAGCTTGAAGATCTTGAGGTCGATGCCGCTGATGTCCGAGTGCAGCGGGAGCACGCCGTCGCCGTAGGCGAAGAGGTCTAGGGGCTGCCAGTCCTGGCCCTCCCAAACCTCGTGGCTGTAGATTCGGGGGCGCATCAGGAGGGCGTGCGTTGCTTCACGAGCTTGAAGAAGGCTTTGCGGCCGCGTCGGCTCGTCACGATGGTTCCCTCTTCGTAGCGGTAGACGCCATCCGTGTGTGCGACCCGGACCCACGGCGAGGGCGTGATGGCGGCAAGCTCGTCGCGGTCCAGGAACTCGAGGAAGTCTCCGTGCGGCGTTCCGTCGCACTCGTTGAGGAACACGGGCACCGAGTACGGCCGATCCTCGAAGTCCTCGATCCTGGACGTGTGGATGAACGCCGTGGGCCGCGCCTTCACCTTCAGGAACGGAAGCGCGGTGAAGAACCCGAGGAGACCGCGGCGGGTGAAACTCATGGCCCGAGCATCATGCCGAGTCGCCCGCGACCGAGCCAGCTTCGGCGCTCCCGCCCTTCCAGGACCCGGGGAAGGCGCTGTCGCCCTGGATCCTGCTGGGATCGGTCGTGACCCGCTCGATCTCCACGCCCACCGCTTCGATGACCCGCCGACGCTGGGCGAGCCGGGCGAGCATCCGGTTGCGCGCCACGGCCTTCAGCATGCGCCCGTAGCGGGCCGCGCGCAGGATGCCGAGCGGGACGAACCGGCGCGCTCGAGCCTCGCCCTGGCGCGCTGGCGCGGCCCGTGCCCGGCCCCCATGCGCTGGCGGGGTCGACCGCTGGAGCTGGAGCCCGAGCGCAGCGATGGTCCCGACGGCGCTCGCGACGGAGAAGTCCATCCGGAACCCGCCCGAGCCCGTGCCACCGGCCCACGTCGCACGCTGCACGACGGTGCCCGTGTCGTCGAACATGAGTAGGGCGACGTCCTCTTGGCGCGAGCTCGCCGCCGTGGTGGTCGGGTTGAGGTCGACGCCCTCGTCCTGGCGGAAGGTGTAGGCCCTCGAGCCGTACTTGCCCGTGAGCAGATACCCACCCGCCGAGGCCGTGGGCCCGTCGGTCAGGCTGTCGGTCGCCGCGAGCAGGGTCGCGAGCCCAAGGACCACGTCGGGAGTGAACCCGAACGCGTTGAAGGACTGGAGCCCGGTCGAGGCCGCGACCGCGAGCTGCGCGATGGCCGCGCGGAAGGGCCCAGAGAACTTGATCGCGAGGAAGCTGCAGCGGATGCCGCCAACGATCGAGCTCGCGGCCGTGAAGCCGTTGGCCGAGAACGTGGTCACCCCGCCGGTCTCCTGCGCGCGCGTGGTCAGGTTCAGCCAGCCGAAGGACACATCCGTCCGGGCCACGCCATCCGCGTCGGTCGGGTCGATCTCGTCGACGTTGAAGAAGCTCGCGATCTGCTGCGGCGGGCTGCCCCCGTCGTTGATCGTGAACCCGAGACTCCACTGGCCCTCGGCCTCGTTGATCGCCCCGCCCGGGTGATCGTGAGTCAGCCACACGAGCAGGTCCGGCTCGAAGGTGCCGCTGCCGCCGGCCGAGTCAGGGCACTCGAAGGCCGTCGGCGTCGAGGTCGGCTGGATCTGCCGAATCACGCTCTCCGTGAGCCCGGCGAAGAGCAGCGCGACCCCCTTCACCTGGACGGTGGCCGTCGTGAAGTTGAGCCGCACGCCACCCGGCTGCACAGAATCGAACGCGGCGTCCACCAGGACCGTGGCCACATCGGTGCCGGCGGGGATGTTGATGCACTTCCCGTTGAGGTTCCGGAAGCCCGCGTCGACAGCCACGACCCCATTCTCGATCTGCAGGCCGATCGAGACGTTCTGCACCCCCGCGCCGTCCGTGTTGGTCGAGCAGAACCCGATCCCGAAGATGGCGTGCGTGTTGTTCGTGCCGTCGCTGTCAGAGCCGGAGCAGAGGATGATCGCGCAGTCGAAGGTCTCCGTGATCAGCGGACTCGTGATGTCTAGCACCCCCGCACCGGCGGCCTTCGTGAACTGCACGACCGCGACTTGGTCAACCACGGTTCGCCCCCTTCCTTGAGCCGGGGAACGCGTTGTCCCCGATCACCGAGCCGGCGTACGCGTTGGCGCCCTTCGGGTAGCCCGTCCCGCGCACGAAGGTCGGCGGAGCGGACGGGAGGGCCGGGCGCGGCCGCTGCACGAACCGGCGCAGGCGCTCGCGCATCCGGCGCAGGACGCGGACCCACTCGCTCTGTCGCGCCTCGGGCCGTCCCGGCACGACCTGGCGCGCCATGCTGCGGCGCACGAGGACGAGGCGCCGCTGCACCAGGACCGCGACGAGACTGAAGCTCTCGCGCGCCGCGCGCCCTAGCGGGACGCTGGCGCGCCGCACCCGCCCGATCGACACGGGACGGATGCGGCGCACGACGACGAACCGCGAGGGAGCCCTGTGGCCGGGGACGAGCGAACGCCGGTCAGTGCGCCACGGGTGGGTGTAGACCCAGCGCGGCACGGGGGTCGGACCGGCCTACCCGAGCTCTTCCAGGTCCAGCGTGAGCTCGAAGTCGATCGCGTCGGCGGGGTCGGTGACCATCAGCAGGCCCACGATCATCGAGCCGCTGATCTCGAGGCCCCAGCCCTCGGGCGGGGTGTCGAGGACGCCGGCTTGGATGTTCATGCCGAACTCCTGGATGATCGTGGTCGTGGTGATCGTGTCGGGGTCCGCACGCACCACGCCAGCGAAGGCCGTGTCCGCGGGCGAGAGCGGGACGGCCGTGATCACCGTGCCGTTGCCACCGCCGCCCGTGCCCTTCAGCAACTGGACGCGCAGGCCTTCAGCGGCGGCATCCCCGTAGTCGCTGGACTGCTCGAGCCGGAAGCCGCGAAGGATCGTGACCTTCCCGGATCCGGTCGTGATCGACACCATCGTGTTGTTGGCCGTGTCGAAGGCCGAGAGGAACATCGTGGCTTTGTACTTGCGGCCCATCGCGGGAAGCTCCGAGGGAGGTTCGAGAGGTGGGCATGGGAGCGGGAAGCGATCCTACTTGCCGCGAGGGCCCCAGACCACGCTCCGGTGCCGGCGGCGCACGATCTCGGGCAGCCAGCCGTCGCGCACGTCCCCGATGGCCACGAACGCGGCCAGCTCGTCGGTCAAGCTGGCGTCCCCGACGTTGATCGAGAACCCGTTGGGGTCGAGAGACTCGTGGTTGGCGATCCAGGAGTAGGTGGGTGTGGCGGCCACGAGGATCGGCGAGGCGACGTTGAAGGATGCGTGGGCGCGTGAGACGGAAGCCGCCGCAGCGTCGGCCTCGTACCCGCCGACGAAGAACTCCTCGGCGGTGAACCCGCTGAAGCCCCCGTGCGTCCAGCCGTCGCCTGCAGCCACGCGGCTCGTGGTGTTCTTCGTCGCCAGGCGCGTGGCGAGGCAGAGGTAGGACGCGGCGCGGAAGCCCGGGTCAGTGATGGCCTTCACGCCGGTGGAGCTCGTCACGAGCGAGGGGATGCCCGCCCATAGCTTGCGCCGCGTGCGCAGGAAGAGGAGTGCCGTCGAGATCGAGATCGCCGCGCGGCGCGTGGTGATGTCCGCCCCGTCGGAGTTCCAGGCCGTGAGCTCGAGCAGCGGCCCATCGCTCGCCTGATCGACTGCCGCCACGATGGCGTTGTCGTGCAGCGCAGCCGCGTGCGAGGTCGCGAGGGCGTTCTGGTCGTTGCAGAACTTGGTATGGCACACCTGCTGGATCGCGCCCGCAGGGGTCTTGACCGCGAACCCGAGGCAGGAGCGGAAGTCGTCCGTGCCAGTGTCGGCCGCGAAGGCGTTGAAGTGCGAGATGGATACGACCATGTCGGGCACGAAGGGCAGCCCAGTCACCGAGGCCGTGCCGTTCAGGGTCGAGGAGCCGGCGAAGTCAACGACCTTGGCCTCGCAGTCGAAGAAGTACAGAGCGTTGATGATCCGATCCTCGAGCAGGTCGGCCCACGTGATGCGTGATCCCCCGTTCTGCCACGAGGACCACGCGGCCTCACCGGCCAAGGCGCTCGAGGTCGACTGCGGCATTTGAATCACGGTGGCCGTGTCGTGGCGCGTCTGCGCGTCCGCGTTGCCCGAGTTCGCCCCGTCTTCCTGGGAGACCCCGTACGCACGCTGGGTCGTGCCGTCGGTGATTCCGAGGCCGTACCGCGAGTTGGCGAGCGGCGAGTTAGTGCTCGTGCAGCCGCTAGTCTGGTACAGCGCCGCGACCGGCTGGCGGTCCGAGTACGGCCCTGACGATGCAACGATGTCCTGATCGACGGGTGGCGTGCCCGCGTTGACCGCCTGAGCCTGGACGAGCCTGATACAGCTCGTCACGGGATGCTCTCGGCCTCGAGCGTCGCGCGCATGGCGTCGGCTCGAGCCGCGTTCACCGCGAGCACGTTGGCGAACTCGAAGGGGTCGCTGGCCAGGTCGTAGAGCTCCTCGACGTCGGCCACACCGTCGCGGGTCGTGTCCTTCTGGATCAGCTTCCAGCGATCGGTCGTCACGATGCATCTAACCCCGTCGGCCGTGCTCGTGGCCCAGTTGTCGCCCGCGATGACGTGCGCGCGCGGCGTCCAGGCGCCTCCGGTGAGCAGCGGCTCGAGGTCGCGGGACGTGATCGGGTGCAGGCCAGTGACGATCGTCCCACCGCCGGCCGCGATCACGGTTGCGTAGAGGTCCTCAAGCGAGACGAGCTCGTCGATGACTGTCCCGCCGGCCACCGTCACCCCTGCGCCAGCGATGATCAGCGGGACGCGCAGGCCGCGCTCGTAGCACGTGGCCTTCGCCTTCGCCCCGCCAACCTGGGGCGGGGTGCCGTTGTCGCCGCACACGATCACGAGCGTCGTGTTGAGGTCCACGACCGAGAGCACCGCCCCGATCGAGGCATCGACGTGCTCGGCCATGCACTCGTACCAGTAGGCCGGGAAGCCGAAGGGCGAGCAGCCGGGGAAGGGGTCGAAGGGCGCGTGCGGCGCGCTCGAGCACACCATCGTGAACTTGGGCGAGGGCGCGAGCGGATAGAGCTGCAGGAAGCGATCCTCGAGCTCGTCGGGCTGGAAGGTGGTGCGGAGCTCGCCCGTCTCGGCCTCGACTCGCCACCAGTAGTCGTAGTCAATCGGCTCTTGGGGCTGGCTCTGCTCGTCGTACCAGGCGTTCACGTTGGCGCGCAGGCCCGTGTACCAGTACGTGTACCCCTGGCTGCGCGGGGCCTGCTCGGGCGTCCACCCGGTGATCTGGGCCACGCCGAGGTGCCACTTCCCGAAGAGGGCGCTCACGTACCCGGCCGAGTTCATGCGCTCGGGCAGGAACTTCTCGGCCAGCTTGGGCGTGTGCGCCCCGAGGGCCACGGCCGGCCCGGCGTCGGTGACCCACACGTGCCCGGTGTTGAGCATCATCCGGGCCGGCTGGCAGGTCGGCGCGCCGTAGCAGCGCGAGAACGTGACCCCCTGCGCGGCCAGGCCGTCGAGCACGGGCGTGTCAGGGTCCGCCGGGTCGCCGTAGTGCCCATTCCAGTACCCGAGGTCGTCGAGCACGATCACGAGCACATCGGGCGGCAGCGGGGCGCCTACTGGGCGCAAGGGCTTCCTCACTGGGCGAACCGGGCTCGCCATCCGCACGCGCTCCACCGAGCTCGGCTCGAGCGCGCAGGCGATCAGCAGGAAGGGCCAGAGCCGCAGCAGCCAGAGGAGGGGGCGCATGGCGGCACAGGGTGCCCCCGGCCTCCCCCTCGGTCAACGGCCCGAGTTGTGCTCTTGACAGGCGCCTACGGCTCGCAATCGTGGTAGCTCACCGTCTCGTCCGCCGGTTCGGCTCCTACCCAGTCCGTCGGAAGAAGAAGCGGGCGCGCCGGCGGCCCGAAGGCCGCTCCGAGTCTCCCCGCCGCCCGTGATCGCGGGCCGGTCGACGTCGACCGTGGGGTCCTCCCGAGAGCTGATCCCGCGTCCAGAGTGGCGGGGATGGGCTCGTTCGCCACGGTCGGCCAGACCGTGGAGGGGCTCGGGTACCAGGGTAGCCGCGTGTGTGCACATGCTTCGGCGCGTCCGAGGCTCGCGTGCACACGTGGGGAGCCGCGGGCTGGCCTCCGTCTCACGACGGTGACCAGGAAGATCCCACGACGGGCGTGTGCACGTCCGCCGAGGGAGCGAGCCTAGCGTGGGCGTGAGGGTCGGTCTATGCGTGACTCCCGCGGTGGCAGTGCCCTTCCGAGAGCCCACCCGAGGGTGAAGGCGCACGAGCAGAGGAGGAAGGTGATCATGCCGGCCAGAGCGTGTCCCCGCGGTCCGGCTCGAGCTCCGGCCCGTCCTCGTCCAGGTCCTCCTCGCCCGTGTGCTCCATGTCGGGCGCGCAGTCCATGCACAGGACTGGGCTCGTGAGGAGCGTCTGGCCGACGTAGGCGCCGCACTCCTCGCAGTAGCTGGCGTCGGGTTCCGTCACGTCCCGCTTCCTCCTCCCGCAGCGGCGAGAGCGGTCCGAGCGACCGCCGTCGGACAATCGCTCCAGTGATCGCGGTCCAGTCTGTGGCACCACGTGCAGTAGCCGTCCGAAGTGTGATACTGCGCAATGCGCTCCGCGTCGGCGCGCAGGGCGGAGAGCTCGGAGCGGAGCGCGGCGTTCTCGCGTACGGTCCTGTCGATAAGCTCGGCCATGTCTTCGTGCGGGACCTCGCAGTGCGGATCGGCCTCAGCGGCGCGGTACGCGGCCAGGACGATGTTCGCTTGCCCAGGCCACGGCGCGGCGCGGAGACGCTCTAGCGCTGCCTGCGCCTCGTCGCGCTCCCTCATCAGACGCACGATCTCGTCGGTGCGTATCTGCGCAGCCTCGTCTCGCTGCCCGACGGCAGCCCGCGCCTCTTCCAGCTCCCTCGTTCGCTCGGCGAGGGCGGACTCCAGGTCGGCAATCCGAAAAGCGAGGGGGTCAGTCACGTTGACTCGCTTGGCTTCTTGGCCTCGGCGAGCATCGCGTCGGCCTGATCGAACGCCACTAGCGCGTAGTCGGCGTGGGCCCTGGTCGTCCAGTCTTGAGGCTTCGTGGCGGCCATGAGCCCGATCAGGGCTTGGCCGGCGAACCACTCGCGCTTCGTCAGCCCGCGGAAGTGATAGATCCCGTCCACCCCGTAGAACTCGCTCGGGAAAGCCCGCGACTCCGCCGGCTCGCCTTGGCTACCCTTCTCTCCCATGAGCCGCGCCCGATCACTCTCTCCTGATCCCATTCTTCCGATCCTTTCTCGCAACGAGATGGCCTTCTCCGGGGTGCCCGAGAAGGAGATGCCGTTCTTGCGCAACCACGCGCGCCACGCGTTCCCCCCACGCTTCTGGCACGAGGACGACCCGCTCGTGAGGCAAGGCAAGCTCTTCGAGCTCCTGGCCGAGTACGCGCGCTTCGTGCGCAAGGGCAGCGCGCAGCGCGCCGACGAGCTCGAGAAGGGGATCGCGTTCGCACGCGAGCAGTGGGAGCGCGCGGCGCGCCGGCTCCGCGCGCAGCAGGTGCGGCGCTTGCCGAAGATGCCGAACACCCGTGAGCAGGGCGCGGTGCCCGAGGACGATCCGCTGCCGAACCCGCGCGAGGCGCGCGCGAGCAGGACGCGCGACGAGCGCGAGATGATCAAGAAGGCGCACGATCACGAGCGGCCTACGGAAGGCGAGGAGCGATGGAATCCGAAGTGGGGGGACCCGAACGAGGAGCTCCCGCCGGTGCTCCCGCAGGGGATGCGGGCGCTGCCGCAGTCGGAGGAGGTTCCGATCCCGGAGAGGGATGGTCGTCCTCGGGCGCAGGGCAACCAGGGGCGCCGAGCCACGGGCCAGGCAGGCCCTGGCGGGCGACCTCCTGCGCCCCAGCACCAAGGCGCACGCCGGAAGGCCTGACCTCGACCTTGGTGTCCTTCGGGACACCTCCGGGGCGGCCAGCAACCTCGCGCAGGAACTTGTCGGGGTTAGCGAGGATCGCGCGCACGAGTGGGGTCTGGAGCTCCTCGTACAGCGTGAGCAGCGAGAAGACGCGGCCAGGGGCCACGCGTGCGAACTCGATCGCGAAGATGGCGAGGGCCTTGGCGAGGTCGAAGCCGGCCGACGCGGCGCGCTCGGCCTTCGCCGTGCGGTCCTCGAGCGCGAGCTCGGCGAGGTCGTCCGACGAGGCGAACGGGTAGCGGGCGAGGGCTTCTTGCTCATTCATGCGGAGCCCCGATCGCCAGAAGAGCGTGCCTGGCGCTGTGTACAACGACCACCTCGCCGCACCATTGCGTGTGCCATGTCACCTGCGCGGGCGTGAGCTTCTGCTGCGAGGGTGTGCCGAGTGGCCACTTCACTTCGAGCAGGTAGTTGTAGCCCTTGTAACCGACGAGGAGGTCGGGGCAGCCCTTGCCCACGGGGGACAAGGACTGCACCGATGCACCGGCCGCGCGGAGAGCCTTCACGATCTCCGGCTGGTTCTCGTCGACCTTGGCGCGGAAGCCTCGCACGGCCTACGCGAGCCTCCCGCGGTAGCACTCCACGTCCTTCGGGAGCAGCGCTCGGATGCGCGCGTGCGCGCGGTCGATCACGAGACTGATGTCGTCGGGGTCGGTCTTGAGCTGCACCTTCGACCCTTCGTAGTCGAGGAAGACTTGCACCTCGACGTCGACGATGGTCTCGCTCGGCAGGCCCGCGGACGAGTACACAGGCACCTCGACCGTGAAGGCCTCGGGGATCTTGTCCGCCTGCTGCACGGCGGCCTCGATGGAACGTCCGAGCGACTCGCGGCCGTGCTGGACGTCGTTGCGGGTGCCGACGGTGCGCGCGAAGTCGATCTTGCGGAACTCGGCAATGCGCTCCGGGGTCGCCTTGATCGAGCGCAGGAACCGCACGACCTGGGGGACCGTGAAGGAGACTCCGTCGTTGGCGCACAGGCCGCGGAGGAAGCTGAACGCGCACGAGGATTCGAGGCCCATCGTCGCAACCTCGCGCCGGTCGAACTTGTCGAGGACGACCTGGATGTGCCCGTAGTCGTGGAACACGAGCGCGTCTTCAGCGTGATGGAGAACGAGGGCGCACAGGTCGGTGAACGAGGCGAGCCGGTAGTTGCGCGGCGGCGCGCGGATCGACTCGAGCCGCACGGTGCCATCCGGCATCGCGTAGCTCGCGAAGTTGGCGTTGCTGATCTCCTTCAGGAGCTGCGGCCGAACCTCGCGCTGGAGGCCTTCTCGAAGCGCGGCGAGGAATTCTGCGAGCATGGACTAGGCTTTCTTCTCGATGGGTTTCGGGGCGGGAACGTCGTCGATCGTCTGCTGGCGAACTTCCTCGGGGGAGAGCTCGTTGAACATCAAGCCGGCGCGCGTGGCGCGCATGTTGTAGTTCTTGGTCTGGCGCGCGGGGATGTTGTCCTTGACGTCGAGACCGACCCACACGCTCTCGAGCTCGCCGCGCTCGTCGGGCACGGGCGTGAGCGTCAGAGAGATGGTGATCTTGCGGGGCTTCTTCACGATCGAGCGGTCTCGCAGGTCGTGCTCGACGCGCGTCAGCGCCTGGCCGAAGGCTTCGCGGATGCGGCCGTCGTCGATGGTCGAGAGGATGCCGAGGTCGAACTTCTGCAGGGCCATGGTGGGCGTGGTCCTTTCGGAGAGGTGGAACGAAAAAGCCGGGCGACGATGCTAGCGCCGCCCGGCACCGAGTTCGCGTTTCAGTGCATGGCGCCGCCGGCGCTCTGCGGGGTCTGGATCAGCGTGCCGTTGACCCACTGCCCGCTGCGCGGGTTCAGGCGCTGGACCTTGTCGCCCTTGTACCTGTACTTGGTGCCGTCGGGTGTCGTGATCACGTCTGAGTCATCGCACGTCGGAGCGTCAGGCGTGCTTTCAGGCCCACCGGATCCTGGAACGTTCGGGCTCGCGCCGCTCCGGTCGGTGATGCCGGCCGTAACGTCGGTCGGCTCGCCGTAGCGCGGGTCCTGGACGCGCGCCGTGACGATCTGGTTGCCCCACATCCATCGCGAGCCGCCGGCGACGCCGAGGCCCGCCGTCGCGGGCAGTGACGTGACGTTCCCGGCCGGGCCCATGGCGTTGCCGGACAGGCCCGACTTCACCTTGTTCCAGCCGTCGTCCGTCGAGACGTACCACCCGGCCTCGGTGTCGACCGTGTCGCCCTTGCGGAACTTCTCGACCCGAGGCTGTCCGTCCTCGTTGATGGTGGCCGGGCAGCCCCCCTCGGAGCCGCAGGTGTAGAGCTCTGCGCGCGTGGGCACGGACAGGAGAGCGATGGCGAAGACAACGGCGGGGACGATCTTCATTGGGACTACTCCTTCGGAATCGCCCGACGGTGCGTCAGGCGTGTCTCACCTGCTCCACTCCAGGTACCGCGCGTGCATCTCCGCCCAGCGCTTGAAGCCGTTGCACCTGCTGCAGTCGAGTTGGCGCATGAGGTCGCGCTCGGCGCCGTCCGACAGGCGCAGGGCGAGCTCGAGGGCGCGCGCGAACTCCGGCCCTCGGCGCGTGTCGGGAGTCATCGCGAGCATGGCGAGCTCGAGCTTGATCGCTTGCGAGCGCGTGAGCATCTCGAGCGCGTGCGAGTCGAGGAGCGCGGCCTCGCAGTCCGCGAGGACCGGAAGGTCGAGCGCGTCGGCGCCGATCGACTCGAGGAACTCCGCTTGGCTCCAGAGGCCGGTCGTGCACTCGAAGAGGCCGACGGGCGTGGGCAGCATCGCGGGGGCGAGGTCGCGCGGAGGGGCGACGGCGGAAGGAATCGAACCCTCGGCCTCGCGATTTGGAATCGCGCGCTCTTCCGACTGAGCTACACCGTCGTGAGCAAGAAAAGGTGCCGGTCCCGCTCCATCGTCGTTCAAGGAGGGAGAGACCGAGGAAGGAACCAAGGGCAGCGGGGTTTGCTGCACCGTGGGACCGGCACCAGGACGATTCCATGGATTCCACGTGCCCGCGAGCAGCAGCGCGGCGGCCCCGACTACGGCGGCCACGAGCAAGAGGCGCTCGTCGCTCATGCCCGCGTTGGGCTTCGGAGGTGCGGGCGTCTTCAGGTTCACGAGGTACGCGCGCGCGAGCTCGGGGACCCACTTGCGCGCCATCGAGTAGAACTCGGCCTCGTTGGTCGCCTTCGTGCCCTTCGGCAGAGGTTGCGAGCGCGCGCACAGGAGGAGCAAGCGCGCGATCTCCTGCTCTCGGGGTGCGTTCTCGGGGCGGAGCTTCATGCCTTCTTGCGCGCCTTCTTGCGCGCGGGTCGCTTCCGAGTTAGGCACACGGTCGCAATGAATTCGCCCTCGGGGATTGGCACTGCCAGAAAGGCCACCCCACGGCCTCGGACTACCCACACGAGCTCGCGCTTCGAGGGCCCAGTCAGCTTCACGACTCCCTCGGCTTCAGCGCGTCGCCGGGCTCGCAGTGCGGCTCGCGCTCATCGTCGAGCAGTGCGAGCATCGCAGAAGCCGCGTGGCTCTTCGCCAGCGCTACGAGGTATCGCCCGCGCTGCGCGTCGTAGAGCGCACCGCGCAAAAGGTCCTGCGCCTGCAGGCAGAGCTCACCGGGTTGGGTGTTCACGCCTGCACATCCCCCGCCGTCGGCGGTGTCGTGAGCGGCTTCGAGAACGTCTCGCACGCGAGCTGCTCGACCCACTGCTGGAACTCCGTGACCGAGAGCACCGTCCCGCTCGTCCTGCACCCCGAGTACGCCGAGCGCAGCACGAACACCGCGGCGCGCTCGAGCTCCCCGCGCGTGACCATCGGCGAGAGGAACATGTCGATGTTCGAGTCGTCGGTGATCTGCACGACGACGTCGGCGATGCGCTCCTGCGCCTGATTCAGCACGACCATCTGCTGCGCTGCAGCGACGAGGAGCTCGGCCCCGACCTCGCGGATCCGCTGCTTCGAGAGGCGCTTGACCTCGGTCTGCTCGCGGTGGCGCATCTCGGCCGCGCACCGGATCAAAGCGGCGCTCGAGCGCACGAGTGCGAGCAGGCTCTTGCGTCCGCCGGGCATCGCGAACGCGATCAGCTTCGGCTCGACCCACACGAGGACGAAGTTTCCGTCCACGGCGGGGCGCTCCCCACTCGTATCAGCCGCCTTGGTCATGTCCCGAACATACCTCCGCACTCGGCCACTTGGGAAGGCCTAGAACCGGAGTTCTTCGATCGAGACCCGCTCGTTGGAAAGGCCGCCCACCCCGGCGAAGCGGTCCAGGAACGCGAGGAGTTGGCCGGGCGCCAGGTGGTGGCCCTTCCACCACTCCGGCGGCACGAGGTTCGAGCTCCCGGTCTTGCGCCAGGCGAGGTAGCGGTCGACGTGCTCGGCCAGGGGCGAGTAAGGGTTGAAGAGGCTCGCGCCGTCGAAGGTGCAGTCCTGCAGGATCGCCGCGAAGGTGTCCTCGCGCGAACGTTGGTGCTCCGTCGGTGCATCGCTGCGCTCCCCGCGAGCGCGCGCGGCGGCGCCGTGCGGAAGGAACTTCACGAACTTCGAGAGGAGCGGCCGGCCGGTCTCGGTCGCGAGGTAGCGGCGCGCCGCGGCCTCGAGCGTCGGCCAGGGGAGGGAGCCGATGGCCTGGTCCCACACGTCGGCAAGGACCTCACCCGGTTCCCAGCTCGTGTGCTCGGCCTGCAGGAGCTGGAAGAGCTGCTCGATTCGTTGCCTCGTCATGGGCCTTCGCTTTCGCCATGCGCTCGCGCGCTCGTTGCTCTCGACTCAACCTATCGCGCTCCTGGAAAGTGTGGGGCACAACCACGACCGCGAGCTCGTTCCAGTACTTGAGCAGGAACGACGGCGAGGCTCGCTGCGCCAGCCACGCGTCGCTTCCAGCCAGGATCAGGTTCCGCGCGCGGCGCTCGATCTCGGCGTGATCCTCCGCGGCGAGCTTCACGACTTCGACCATCGCCACGGCGTGGCGCGCGGACCACGCGAAGGCACCGGCACCGCGCTCGGCCCACACTCGATCCCAAGCGGCTCGAGCCGCGACGTGCGGGCTCTCCGTGCCTGGAAGGATCTGCTGCGAGCTCTTCTTCGCCCTCCCCCCTTGGGGGGTAGGGGGGTTCTTCTCTGCGGATTGATTCTTCTTCTGAGCCTGAGCCTGAGCCTGAGCCTGGACCTCGTTACGTTGGTCGTTACGTTGGTCGTTACGTTGGTCGTTACGTTGGTCGTTACGTTGGTCGTTACGTTGGTCGTTACGTTGGCGCGCAGCGGTTGCCGCCGCCGTTCTGATCTTCTTGGCCTCCTCCAGCTCGTAGAAGTGGGCGCGCTCGCGCTCCAGACGAAGGTTGACCCAGCCAGACTCCGTACGGTGGAAGAAGCGCTCCAGAAGCCACGGAATAATCGCGTGGATGTCCATGAGCTCAGCGCGCGCCTGGTTGTCGACGTGCTGCACCCAGAGCGGACGCCAACCGATCGCGAGCTCAATCTCCCCAGTGTCGTCAGGGAGTGGCCCGCGCTCCCACGCCAACATCAGCATGCAGAGGTAGATCTGCCGCTCGATCCAAGGGAGCCCAGCTACGAGCGGATCGCTGTACCAATCCCTCACGTAGAGCGGCAGGTACGCGGGCTTCTTCTTGCGGGGTTCCGCCGCGTCGCCTAGGCTTTCGTTCGTCGTGTGCCTCGCCAAGGTCGCGACAGGGTAGCCCTCGGGCCACCTTGGTCAAGGAAGGGCCGGCGCGTCCACGGGCGCGACCGGCCCTTTCTCTTTCAGGTGCCGAGCAGGCGGTGAAGCGCGAGATGGTGGGCACGGCAGAGCCAGCGGACATCGAGGGGCTTGGAGTAGTCCCCGTGATGAGCCTGCGCGGCGCGCCCGCAGTGCTCGCATGGGCGCCGCTCGAGCTTGCCGCGCCGCACGTAAACGCGGATGTACGTCCGCGCATTGCTCTTGCGACGCTGCTCGGGAGTCAGCGGCCGCCCGACGCGCCACGCGCGCATGTAGGCCGCGTGGCAGGAGTTGCAGTACCTGCCGCCGCTTCGCGGCGGAGCTCCACAAGGACACAGTGTCATGGGCCCATTGTTCCACGTGCGGTAAGAGAGAGGGCCCGATCCCCACGCCCCTGCGCGTGCAAGACCGGGCCCCCAAGGGAGCGCGCCTGATGGTTCCCACGGCCGAGGGGAGAGGACCCTCGTCGAGTGTCGGGGAGCGCGCCCCTTGCGCTAGTTGTCGTCCGGGTTCGGCTCGTTGCCCATCTTCGCCGCGCGGAAGATCATGGCCGCCTGCGAGCGCAGCTTGGCCGCAGCCTGCTCGTCGGTCACGTACCCGAGCGCGTCGGCGTAGCCGAGCAGATTGTGCCCGATCGCCGCGAGCGTGGCGCCCATGTCCACGCCGTAGACCGAGCACGTCAGGCGCAGGCCGCACGCGATGGCTTCGGCGTAGGTCGCGCAGATCGCCGCGGCGAATTGGCCGGCGTTCACTGGCCCCCCTTCCTGGGCTTCCCACGCCTCTGCTGATCTGGCTCGAGCTGCCAACCTGGCGGTGGATCACCCTGCGTCTCGTGGTCCCATCCTGAGGGCCCTGGCTTCGCGCTGGAGGCGGGCTGGCTCTTGGCGGGCTCTGAGGTCTCCGAGGCGCCGTCGTCGCCCTGGGGCTCGCCGCGCATCTCGTCGAGGCCGTCCTGCGGCTCGGCCGCGTCCTTCGGCTCCGAGAGCTCCTCGACGCTCGCGGGGTGGCTGCTCTTCACCTCGAACTCGGCCGCGCGCACGCCCGCGGCGAAGGCCTCGTCCTTCTCGACGATGCGCTGGTCCTTCACGGAGAGCGGGAGGAGGCGCATCAGCCGGCGGATGACGGTCTTCTGCGCCATGGGGATCTCGTCGGTGTCCCAGGGGCTCGAGCGGCCCTTCGAGACCGAGGCCGAGCGCTTCTTGATCGCCATCACCTGGCGGTAGTTCATCACCTCGAACTGCGGGGGCGTCGCCGGGTCCTTGAACCAGGCAATCGAGTACACGTGGGACCACCGGACGAGGTCGATGCCGTCGTCGTCGGCGGGGATGTGCTCGAGCTTCTGGTGGATCCCGTAGGCGTAGCGGAAGAGATCGCCCGGACGCACCACGCGCGCCTCGACCTTGGCGATCTCGCCCGAGCGCCGCGCGAGCTCGATCAGGCCCTTGTACCCCGGCATGAACTGCACGAGCCGGCAGTTGCGTTTCGTGCTGAAGAACGAGACGAGGTAGGCGTGCCCGAGGAAGCCGTCGATCAGAAGGCCAGCCTGCGCGGCCTCGAAGACGGCCGCGAGGAACGAGACCGGGTCGGCCTCGAGCAGTTGCTCGTCCTGCTTCACGGTCGTGAGCGCGATCCGGATGAACTGATCGGGCTCGATCATCTGCGGGAGCGCGCGCGCGAGCTCCGTGCGCTGCGAGGCGAGCCACTGGTTGAGGCCGCCCTTGACGTTGGAGAGCGTGGTGCGGGCCACGGCGTCTTTTTTCTGCTGCTGGGCCATCACTGATACCAGGGCGGGAGGTTGAGGGTCTGGATGCCGTTCGAGTCGTAGCCGGGCCACTCGCCCGAGCTCATGCACGCCTGCAGCGTGGCCGCGGCCGCGCGGTACTCGAACCGCCCGGCATCGACGACGTCCTCGGCGCAGCGGAAGAACGCGTGCGCGTAGGGCGGCTCGGTCTCGTAAACGACGAAGTAGAACCCGCGGAGCTTCTCGTCGCGGCAGGCCTCGAACCCGTCGGAGTACATGCCGGCTTGGAAGTGCAGGCCGTAGTCGACGAGGGCGCGCTGGAAGGCCTTGGGGGACGCATCGGCCGCGCTCTTCAGGTCGACGGCGACCCAGCCCTGGCGGGTCTTGTTCACGCGGTCGAAGCGCACGCGGTAGCGCGCGAGTTCCTCGTCCCAGCAGTACGTCGCCTCGGTCTGACCTTGGCCATCGCGGAAGAGGCGCGAGAGGGTCTTGTCGGCCGAGAGCTTCTTCGCGACCTCGAGCACGAAGCCCACGTCCGCGCGGTTGAAGCGCTCCTCGTGCGGATCCCAGCCGAGCGGGACGCGGCCCTCGACCTTGGCGTGCTTCAGCCAGTCGTCGAAGCGGGCGCGCCCATCCTTCGTGCGCCGGTCGCACTCGAGCACATCCTGCGGCGGTACGAGGTACTCGGTCGCGAAGCGGTCAGGCTCGAGGACAGCCGTGTGCAGCGCCGAGCCGCGGAGCATCGCCTGCGTCGGTGGCGATGGCCTGTCGAGTTCCTCCTTCAGGTGCGCCGGGCTCTGCTTGTAGAGCTTCCAGAGCTGGCCGCGCGAGATGCGCGACCGGCAGGCGTGGTAGGCCAACGCGGGAACGAAAGGACGGGCTACGCCGTCGTAGATGCCGGGCTGCTCCATGGGGGCTAGTTCTCCGGCGAGGGCGGCGCGGGGGCGGCTTGAATATTGCTCACGAGCTCGGCCAGCGACTCCGGATCAGGCTCCCAACCGAGCTTGAGCGCGCCCTGCGTCAGCACGTGCCCGAGCCCGCCGACGAGATGCACGGCCAGGCCCGGCGAGGCTCCGAGTTCCTTGCACTTCTCGATGATCGCGAGCTGCGTGTCGCGCACGAGCGCGTCCATGAATTGAGCGAGAGCGACCGCGCCGCTTCGCGTGGTATCTGCCATCGGGGCCTCTCCTTGGTCAGGGGGAACCGCCCGCACCCAGCCCACGGCCTCGGTGCACCGAGGTTGCTGTAGACCGGAGGGGTGCGCGTCTCCGACCCTACCCGCGCGCGCCGAATCCCGCTAGGTGATCCCCGCGACCTTGTTCAGCGCAGCCGATTCCTGCTTGCCGATGATCGCGGTGTTGGGCGCGTAGCGCAGGCCGAGGAACGTCGCCGCGACCGAGGCGAGCACCGTCCCACCGAGCGCGGCCCAGTCGATCCCGGGCGCGTCCACATAGGCCGCCATTCGCACCCCGATCGCGTCGGCCTCCTCCGGCGTGACGACACCATCCGCGGTAGCCGCGGTGACGGTCTCCGCAAGGGCTTGGGCCGCGGTCTGCTGCTCGGGCGTCATGCACGCGCTGAAGCTGAGGAGCAGGGCGGAGAGCACGAAGAGCAGGGCAAGGGGCAGGTTCTTCATGCCCCCGACGGTACTCAGGGGGTGGCGTGGCGTGCAAGGACGCCCGCCACGACCCGCAGGAACTCCCAGGCGACCCCCATGCCAGCGAGGCCGAGGAAGATCTTGGCCACGACCTCGACGCGGTCCATCCGCATCAGGAGGCCGGGGTTCTCCTTGCGCTGCCCAAGGACGTGGTCTTCGAGGATCACGATACGCTCGGCGACATCTTCGGGGAGGGGCATCGTGGCTACCTGAAGAGCCCTTCAGAAAGGGGGATCACGTGGTCAGGGAGTGGGATCAGGGCCTCGTGCGAGGTATCGACCCCGTAGAGGCGCGAGAGCTCGGCCAGGGCGGGGGTGTTGTTGCCCTCCACGACGGTCTTCCCGCTCGGGATGTCCGAGAGCTGGAGCTGCAGGCGCTGGCCCCACACCCCGCAGTCGAGGACCCGGAAGCTCCGCGCCACCTTGTGGCCCGCACCGAGGTTCCCGCAGCGGATCACGATCGAGAGATTCTCGCTCCCGGGACCCGTCTCGATCCCGCAGAACTGGATCAGGACGTGGCCGTTGGCGGGGCCCTCGCGCGGGGTGCCGTCCAGGGCCGAGTAGTAGTCGCCCTCCCCGTCGTCGATCATGATCGCGCGCGTGCGCTGGTTGGAGGGGATCGCGCCGTTCGGCCCGAGGTTCCGGAAGAAGCAGCCCTTGACCGAGATGCCCTTCAGGCCCGTCCCCTGGCAGACGACCCCGCCGCCGCCGCGGCTCGAGCCGTCGCGGTACCAGAACGCGAAGACGCACGATTGCACCCCGAGCGCGGCGCCCGGCACGGCCCGGGTCTCGGTGGTCGAGCTCCGGATCTTCACGCACTCGGCCGTGCTCCGGAAGGTCATGTTGAGCAGGTAGACCCCGAACTGCGCCACGCCGTGCACGTAGAGCGTGTGCTCGAGGCCGTTCGTCGTGTCGATCGTGCCGGAGCGGAGGTCGACGTCGCACTGGATCGTGAAGACCCCCCAAGTGGTTCGCGGTCCGCTCGAGAGCACGTCGACGTGGAACGTCTCGAGCCGGAAGAGCGGCTCGACGTCCTCCTCCGGATGCTCGAGCCCGGCCCAGATCCCGTGGCGCGAGCCGCACACGACGGTCAGGTTCTCGAAGCGCACGACCCCCGGCATCCGGTCGAACATGACCGTCGACTCGACCCCATTCGGCACGATCCGGGTCTTGTCCTTGCCCTTGCCGCGGAAGAGGATCCCGTCGTAGCCCTCGGAGAGCCACGTGCTGGTCCACTTGCGGTCCGCCGTGTGCCCGGTCCAGCCCGGGACGTCGATCGTGAAGCCCGGGACGTCGCCCTCGGGTAGATCGACCACGAAGAGCCGCCGGCTCGCCTTCACGGGCAGCGGGCGCGGCGCGAGCTCCCCCAGGGAGGGCATCCTGTCGCGGTCGAAGGGGCCACTGCGGCGCAGCCACTGAGCCAGGCGCGTGGTGGTCCTCATCGCTTCAAGGCCTCCTCTAGCTTCTGGGCGCGCTTGCGTTCCTGCTGCATCGGCCCGCGCGGCGCGCCGGCCTTCTGCGCATCCTGCAGGGCGCGGCGGGCGATCTCCACCATCTTCCGGGTGAGTTCGCGGCGCTGGTCGGCGTCGGTGGTCTGGCTGCGCACGTAGGACAGCGACGAGACGGCCTGCCCGGCGTCCTCGAGCATGAGCCGGCGCTGGCGCTCGGCCACGGTCTCCTCGACGCGGATCGAAGCCGAGTGCTGGTCCGCCTTCTCGATCTGGTTGTAGAGCTCCTCGACCGAGCGGGGCCGGAACCCGAGCGGCCCACCGCGCTGGAAGAGCCGGCCGACGACGGGGATGTCGCTGGGCTCGCCCGAGGTCTTCGGGGCGGTGCCGCCGAGGCCGAGGACGTCGATCACGTCGGACGCGACGCCACCGAAGACCCCCCGGATGGCGTGGTCGATCCGCCGCGGAGACTTGTTGAACAGGTTGCCGAGGAACTTCGCAACCTCGCTCGTGTACTCGCCGGCCTGCTCCTCGGGGGGGCGGCGGAGCTCGCCCTGAGGCACGATCGGCGTCTTCCAGAAGCGGTCCTCGTTCGTGGCCTGCTCGTAGAGCTCCTCGCCGAGGACCGGCCAAACGTTCGGAACCATCGAGTCGAAGAGCGCCCCGAAGAACTCGCGCGCGCCGGCGGGGTCCTGGCGGTACCACGCGTCGGCGAGCGCCTCGGGGATCGAGCCGAAGATCATCGGACCCTCGTGCGCGCGCGGGAGCACGAGGAGCTCCTCGCGGCCGTTCCACTTGAAGGGGATCGACCAGTAGAGCATCCGGGCGCGCGCGGAGAGCTCGCGGTACCACTCCTTGTCCTTGTTGAGCCACCAGAGCCCGAGCGTGATCCACGTCCACTGGAGCCCGCGGAAGAGGAAGCGGCTCGGGTTCCTGCGCCCCGAGCGGATCGACGCGCGCGGGCCCTGGATCGCCGCGTTGTGGTAGGGGGCGATCTGATTCATCACGCGCGAGAGCCAGCCCGCGGCCGCGAAGTCGACCGTGACCTGGCGCCCGGCGAGCAGGAGCTGCAGCGACTGGTCGAGCGTCATGGGCTGGCCCGGCTCCCAGCCGATGTCCTTCGCCACGAGCTTGATCTCCGCGACGCGCGCCGCGCCCTCGGGGAACTGCAGTAGCTGGCGCACGAAGTCGTACAGGTTCCGCGGATCGACGACGCGGATCACGCGCCCTTGGAAGAGCCGGCGCGCCGCGCGCGCGGTGTGATCCATGTCCTGGCCGAAGGGCTGCGCCATCTCTCCGCCGAGGTTCAGGAAGGCGTCGAGGTAGGGCGAGCTGTACTTGCCACCCGAGGCGAGGTGGAGCCCGCCGACGGCGATCTGCTTCAGGTACTCGAGGAAGATCCGCGGCGCCCACGCCGACGAGCGCGAGTTCTCGTTGAAGGTCTGCGGATCCTTGAATGGGTTGGTGATGAGCCCGAACGAGGCGCTGATGCCAGTCGTGCCCATGCGCAGGAGCCGCGCGGGGATCCCGAGCACCACGTCGGCGATCTTCGGCAGGCGGTACACGTCCATGCCCGCAAGCATGGCCGCGACCTTGTGGTTGACGCGGTACCACTTCACGGCGCCGTTGACCCACCTGGGGATGACCGGGTCCTGGCCCTTCGGGAACTGGGCCGGCGAGAAGAACGTGAGCACCTCGCCCGCGAGGTCCTCGGGCTCCATGGCCTCGCCGGTCTGCGGGTCGACGACCTCGAGGCCCTGCTCCTTCTTCAGCTTCCGGACGAGCTGCTCAAGGTTGGCCGAGTGCGGGACCTGGTCGACCGGCACCTCCTCGATCATGTGGCCGAGGCCCTCGATCCTCGAGAGCCGGAAGATCGCGTCGAAGACCATCCGGCGGTGCGAGGCGAGCACCGTGCGCTCGGCGTTCGCGAGCAACACCGGAAACGGGTTCTTGATCCGCCGGCCGGAGCCCTTCAGGCGCTTCGCCACCCCGCCGGCACCGCCGAGGCCTCGAGCCTTCTTCGCGTCGCCCCAAATCGAATCGAGCTCGTCGAACTCGCGCTGCAGCGGGATGTAGGAGCCCGGGTCGCGCTCGCGGATGCGATCGACGACGTTGGCGAGGTCGGGCGACGCCTGCGCGGCGTAGTTGAGCACGCCCTCGCTCCAGTCGTAGACCATTTGCGCGGCGCGCTGGAACTCGGGCGAGTCGTGGGTCTTGACGATCTCCTCGGCATCCTGGAGCGAGAGGCCGGGCTCGCGCCGTCCCCTCGGGTCCTGCAGGAGCGCGAGCGAGCGCTTGCCCCACAGGTAGAGCAGGAAGTCGCCGTACCGGCCCTTCACGAGCGGGCGGATTTGGTCGAGCGCGGGCCCCACGCGGTTGCCAGCGAGGTCGACCATCCCGCCCTCGATCATCTGCTTCGTGCGCGCGGAGTGCGTCGAGCGCAGGGCCTGGTAGAGGAAGAACGGGTCCTCGCTCGGCGTGAGCAGGCGCCCGAGGCGCTTCTCCGCCTGGCGCGCGAGCTCGTTCAGGGGCCGGCCGGCCTCGACGAAGGCCTCGATGGCCGCGTCGACGTTCACGCGCGCGCGGAAGCGCTTGAGCTTCTCTTTCCCGCTCGTGGGCTCGACCAGCGAGGCCTCGGCGCGCGCGACGGATCCCTGGCTGCGCCATGTCTCGGCGAGCCCGCGCACCTTCAAGAGTGCGGCCCGCACCTCGGGCCGGTCCTTCAGGAACTCGCCCTCGAACCACCCATGGAACTTCGGCGCGCTCGAGGCCGCGCTCGGCGGCTCCATCGTGTAGAGCCGGATGAACTCGGCGAAGCCCTCGCGCTTCAGGCTGCCCCCGCCGGGGACGCCGTTGGGGTACAGGGTCTTGCCGAGGGCCACGAGCTCCTTCTGTTGCTCGCGCGTCACGAGTGGCTTTCGCCACGGGCCGAACTTCACCCAACCGAGCAGGTGCTTCTCGAGCGCGTGGCCGACCTCGTGGGCCGCGGTGGACACGTTGTTCGCGGTCTGGACGCGGATCACCTCGGGCTGCACCTTGAAGATCCCGCGCGCGTTGCGCATCCCGAGGCGCCCCCAGCGGATCGGGGTCTTCCCGCCCGCGGCCGCGACGACCTTCGAGAGCGCGTCGATGATGTCGGGCTGGCTCACCTTGCCCTTGCCCGGCTTCCCGGCCGGCTTCAAGGAACCAAGCAGGCGCCCGCCGATCGGGGTCCCGAGGTTGGCACCGCCGCCGAGGACCGGGTCGGTCGGGTAGCCAGCGCCCATGGCAGGCGGGAGCTCGCCGGGGTCCGCGACGACGCCGCCCTCGCCCGGCTCGTCCTCGATGTCGTCGTCCAGCTCAACGAGATCGGCGCGCTGCGCGTCCGTAGTCGTGGGCGGCTTCACGGCCTCTGAGACGCGCTCGGCTATGTCGCGGTCGAGCGCCTCGCGTGGCGTGCGCGCGGCCTCCTTGGCTGCGAACTCAACCACCTGGTCGGCCCCGAAGACCTTGTGCATCACGCCGTCGGGGTCGTCCGGGTCCAGGCGCACGATCACGCCGTCGTGTCCTTGGCGCTCGATCAGCGCGCGTAGGCGCTCCACGCCCTGCGCGATCCTCTCGCGGGGTTGCCCGAAAGGATCCGGGAACGCCCAACCGGCCTTCTTCGTCAGCGCTCGCCACTGTTGATCGCTGTCGATCACCAGCGGGTTTTTCAGCGAGACGTCGTGCTCGGTGATGGTGGGGCCGAAGAACTTTGCGTATTCGGGATCGCTCGTGGTGTAGCGCCCTGGCCCAAGGACCGGGCCGCTCGCGTACTGGTAGGGACTGCCCTTCCGGCCCTGGCCCCGGATGGTGCGCGCGGCGAAAGCCTTGCCCGTCGCGGCCTGTTTGATCGCCTTCGCCGCAGCGATGGTAGGGGCCGGCTGCGCTTTCGCCCCCTTCGCTTCGGCCGCGGGCGGCGTGGCGGGCCCCTTCCCCTCCACCGATCCGGCGGGAGGTGCGGGGACAGGTTTCTCCGATTTCTCCGCCCCGCGCGTCTCCACCTCGGCCGTGGGCGCGTCCGCCTTCGGCTCGCTCAGCTTGAGGCGATAGTGATTGAGGTCCGGCGACTCGACATCCGGCATCCGCCGCACGAGTTCGGCGACGTTGACTAACGTGGACCCGCCGCCCTCCCATTCGATCTGGATCTGAGGTGGGAAGTAAATCGTGCCGCCGCGCTCCACCGCAGCGCGGAATCGGCGCTTCGCTTCGGCTGACGACGCGTTCGACTGGTCGACGCGGAGCCGAGGCTTCTTGATCTTCGGCCGGTCCGACGCAGGCTCGCTCGGACTCTTCCTCGCCGCGCGCTTCGCCTTCGCCTCGGGCGACTGCAGGCCCTTCGCGCGTCCCTCCCTGATCGCGGCGGCCTCGCTCTCGAAGTGGTGGATCGACTCATGGCCGAACGCGCCCGCGACTTCGTCCTCACTGGCCGCGTTTAGAAGCAGCGCCTCTTCGAGCAGGAGGTCCTCTGCCTCCTGCGACTTCGGCGCCGCACGCTCGAACGCAGCGCGCACTTCCTTGAGCCGCGCAGTGCGCTCCTGCTCTCGGTCAATCCGGTCGCCCTCGGCGTTCTCCTTGCGCTGGAGGCTCTGCTGCAGGCCGTAGCTGGCGGGCGTGAGGACGATCTTCGAGCCCTTCGGACCCTTGCGTGTCGCGAGCCCCTTGGATACGAGCAGGGACACGTCGCCCTCGTAGGTGTCTGGCACGTAGCCGGCGCCGTTGGCCTTGTTTCGGACGTTCTTCAGTGCGTCGAGCGTCCGTTGCTCTTCTGGCGTGATCGCTTCGGCCGCGGGCGGCGCGGGCCCCGGCTGCGCCTTGCGCCGCTCGCCCTCCGCTCGCTTCACCTCCTCGAGCCCCGCGAGCAGCGCCTTCGCCTTCTTGATCGTGGCGAGCGTTAGGTCGGCCTGCGCGTGCGCCTTCTTCGAGCCGAGGTCGATGTCGGGCTCCACCCTGGAGACCGCGACGAGATCTTCGAGCGCCTGGTCGAGCTCCGTGCGCAGGCCCGCGCTCTGGCGCTGGTCGACCACGCGGCGCGCGCGCTCGATCGCCCCGGTGATGTCGCCCTCTTCGACGGAGCCCTCGCGCTCGTACTCCTGGACGAGCTCGCGCATCGCGGCGGTGACGTCGGCGGTACGCAGGCGCGGGCCCTCGGGGCCCTCGGGCTTCGCGGCCGCACGCTCGTCGGCGGCGCGCTTCGCCGCGGCTGTAGCCGCCGGCCCGGCGCTCGGGCCGCTCTCGACGAAGCGCACGGGGACGTGCGTGTAGCCCAGCGCCTTCGCGGCCGCGATCCGGTGCGAGCCGTCTCCGATCACCCCGGAGCGATCCGCGATCACGGGCGGGAGCGGCCGCCCCTTGGCCATCTCGGCCATGATCTCGTGGACCTTCGCCTCTTCGACCTTCTTCCTCGGGTTGAACTCCCGAAGACTCTCGATCGGCGTCAGCTCGACGCCGGAGAGCACGTCGCCGGGCTGGACGCTCGAGTTGCTGGCGGGCTCGTCGGTGTGCGCGTACGTCCGCGGAGCCTCCGCGCCTTCTGCTCCTCCCGGTGGTGCCGCTCGCACAGGTACACGACCGCCCTCGGCTGCCCCTTCACCACGAACCAGAGCGCCTCCCGCTCCGCCAGCGCCTCCTTCGGGCTCAGGTGGTACGCCCACACCCTCTTGTCCGGGCACAGGAGGCACCGCGCCGGCTTCAGCCCCAGGCGCCGGACCTCCTGGTTGATCTGCGTCCGGCGGTACTGCTGCGCTCGGACCTCCGGGCCCCACGCCCGCTTCCGCGCCAGGTCCACCTCCGCCCGGCACGGTCGGCAGTAGGGCGCCCTCGGGAGGCGCTTCCTCGCCCCCTTGCACCGCGGGCACGGCTGCGCCGGGTTGGGTTTCGGTCCCTTCTTCACGCTTCAGGCCCGTGAGCTCGACCTGATCGGGGTCGAACGCGCGTCGATCGCCTTGGTCGGTCGCCACCGTACCACGGGCTTTCCTTCCCAGGGAGTGAGCCGAGGCCGTCGCGAGGGCCGAGAGGATCAGGCCCGCGACGCCGCCGGCGTTCCCGCTCGCGAGCGCGCCCTCGAGCACCTTCCTGTCCTTGTCGTACTCGAGGATGTGGCTCGCGATGGCGTTCGAGGCGACCGTCGTGCCCGACTCCTGCAGCCACTCCTCGCCGCCCTCGATCAGGGCGTGCACGAGCGCCTCTCGCAGGGTACCCCCGCTCGCCTTGTCGGCGCGCGTGAGGATGCTCGCGATCGGCAGGACCTCGGAGGTGCCCACGACCCCACCGAGGAGCCAGGCCTGCCACTGCTGCTCGGGGGAGGCGCCATGCATGCGCGCGTCCTCGAACTGGGAAGCGGCCTGCACCGCGGCGCCGAGACCCATGGTCGTGGCCCACGGGGGCACCCCGGCGGCCTTCAGCCACCCGCCGGGGAGCAGGAAGCCCGTCGCCGAGCCCAGCGCCTCGGGCGCGGAGGAGAGCAGGAACGAGTCGCGCAGGCGCTCGACCTCGGGCAGCGCGCGCGCGGCGAAGTCGCGCACCGCCGCGGCGTAGGCCTGCGCGCCCTTGCCCATGTCGGCCCCGGACATGGTCTTCGCGCCGATGGCCTCGAGCCCGATCCCGACGGACTGCAGCACCCCGGCGGGCACTTCGGCGAGCCCTCGGCCGAACTTCGAGCCCGCCTGCTGGGCACCCTCCAGGAGGCCCACAGGGCGGGCTTGGTCGTACTCGTCGAGGAAGCTCGCCGGCGCGGCCGGCTTCGCTTGGGGCTTCTGCGGGATGCCTGCAGCGGCCTCGTAGTCGTCGAGCCAGTCGCCCACGCCGCTACATCCCCCCGGCCCCGGGCCGCAGGCGCGCGAGCGTCTCGCCCATGGTGGGCCCGCCGGCCTTCCTCGCGAGCTCGAGCAGGCGGCGCTTCAGACGCGTGGGGAGGGCGTCCGGGTCGGTGATCCCGAGCGACTTGAGCAGCTTCCGGAGGTCGCCACCCTTCGCGGCCGTCGCCAGGAGGTCCTTCTCGGCCTGGTTGCGCTCCTTCGGGGCGAGCTTCGCCCACGGGCGCGGCGCGGCCCCGCCGCCCGCGCTGGCCTTCCCGGGCGCGGCGCGCGGTTCCTGGGGGCGCTGCGCGGCCTCGGCGCCCTTCTTGGGCTCGGCGGGCACGCTGGTCGGCGGCTCGAACGGCGGAGGGCCAGCGAGCGCGGCGCGCGGGTCGGGCTCGGTGCCGCGCGCGCCAGGGACGGCGGTCGAAGCGGCGATCACCTGTTTCTTGTTCGGAGTGGGCATGGCGGCCGGCGGCACGAGGATCTCGAGGTACTTCTGGAGACTCTCTTCGGTCGGCGGGACCCCCGGCTCGTAGGTCTCATGAAGCCGCAGGGCTTCCTTGCGCACGTCGAACGGGTTGGGGGCCGAGGCGCGCGCGGTCTTCCGGCCGTACTGGGCCTCGAACATGCTGTCTACGAGATCGTCGGGCTGGAGCTCCCCGGTGCCCCACATGGCGTGGATGGTCTCGAGGCTCGAGGCGAGCTGGGTGTTGCCGCTGTCGATGGCCTTCTGGAGCTGCTGCTCGATCATGGCCGTCCCGCGCTTGCGGGCGAGGCGCCGCTCGTTCTCCTTGCGCACGACTCCGAGGAGCTCGGCCTCGACCTCGGCGGCCTTGATCGGGTCGATCTGGTCGCTGTCGAGCGCTCGCATGAGCTCCTCGACCCGGGCGTCGATCGCGGGGTTGGGCTCGGTCTCGTCGAGCAGGTTGAACCCGCCGTGTTGGTACCTGTCCTGGATCCCCTCGGCGACCTTCTTGCGCGCGCGCCCCATGGCGGCCTGCGTCAGTCGGTCTTTCTCCTCGGCGAGCCAGCGCTCGCGGTTCTCCGGCGAGAGGTTGTCCGCGACCTTGCGGATGCGCGCGAAGCGCTCGTGGACGCGCTGCTCTTCGACGCTGAAGGGGCCTGCCTCGCCCGGCGCGAGCGCACCCGGCGCTTGGCTGGCCGCCTCTTCCTCCGCGAGGTTCAGGCGCTGGCCGAAGGCCTCGGTTCCCGCCTTGCGCTCGGACTGCTCGCGCTCGAGCTCCTCCTGGGCCTGCGCCATCGCGCGGGCTCGATCCTTCTGGTAGGCCTGCTCGCGCTTGTAGCGCGCCTCAGCCTCGCCGAGCTCGAGGCCGATCTTTCCCCAGCGGCCCTCAACGTACACCATGGGCTAGTCTCGCTCGAAGCTGGACCCGAGCGCGCTGCCGATCTCGCCGCCCATGGTTCCGCCTGCAGGTCCTCCGAACATCGAGCCGAGGCCAGCGCCGGCCGCGCCGAGGACGCCGCCGAGCATCCCCGGCCGCGGTTGCTTCAGGGTGCCGGTGAGCAGGCGGAAGAGCTCGCTCTCCTGTTCCGAGCGCCCCTGCTGGAAGGCCGCTATGTCGCGCTCACCCTCTCCGATCGCGCTGCCCTTGCCCACGGCGAGCTCGCTCATGAGCCCCGAGAAGGCCGCGTCGATGCCCTCGAGCTCGCGCGTGAGCGCGCTCCCGAGGCCCAAGCGCGCGTTGTCGAGGGCCGTGGTGCCGAACTTCCCGCCGGCGCCCATGCGCGAGGTCAACTCGCCCATCATGCCTTCCGCGCGGGTGGTGGCCTCGCGCCGCGACGCGCGGCTGATGTCGGAGGCCTTCCCGATCGCCTGGTCGTAGCCGGCCACGCGGGCCTCGTTGCCGCGCCGCAGCGCCTCGATGGTGGCGTCGCCGTAGAGCTTGTCGCTCTCGCGCTCCTGTCCGATCAGGCCGGCGAGCTGGCCGCGGTAGCGGCCGGTGCCTTCGCCTCGCAAGAGATCGGAGAGGCGTCCGCCGAGCGATGATCCGAGGAGTCCCATGGGTTCACCTCACCGAGGTAGAGGCCGATGACAGGATGCCGTTGAGGACGGCCGCAAGCGAGGCCAGGGCGTCGCGGATCGCCGGCAGGGTGTTCGCCACGAGGTCGTCGCGCAGGGCATCGGCGCTGGCCGGCGAGTCCGCGGGGTTCGGGATCGCGTCCAGGGTCGACGTCGGGCTGCCCCCGGTGTCGTCCGTCAGGGTCTCCACCTCCGTGAACCGCACGGCGACGTTGCCGTCCCGGTCGAGCGCGAGCGTCGCGCCGAGGCGCACCCGGAGCAGGCCCTCGCTCGTGAGCTCGAGCCCTGGTCCGACGGAGCTCCCGAGCAGGCGCGCGACGGTCGCGGCGTCCAGCTTCAGCGTGAGCTGCCCGTTCTCGATGGCGAAGAAGCGCTCGTCGATGTCATGGTCGGTCAGGCTCTGGTCGCCGCGACGGTGGTCGCGCGGGTCCCCGCGGCCGCCAGCCATGGTATTAGAGTGGCGACCGGAGTTGTTCCGGCTGGCGCGCGCGCGGTCGACTTGGCGGCTCACGCGCGGCCCGTCTTCCGGTAGTAGTAGGCCAGGCCTCTGCGGCGCAGGCACACCCTGCAGTTGCGCTTGCCAAGCGGATTAACGTAGAGGTTCTCTCCTTCGAGCGAGTGGCCTGAAGCGCAGTGCGTCTTGCGGGCATTGCGCGCGCACGGCCCGTCTCCACGCAAAACGTTTTGCGCTGTCGTGCGCGGCTCGGTGTGCCACGGGTTGCAGCAGGGAGGGGAGTCGCACACGACGTGATCGAGGACCTTGTCGTCCGGGATCGGGCCTCGCCACGTCGTGTACGCCACGCGGTGCGCGAGCCTCGACCCGCCGCGGAGCTTGAAGCAGCCGTACCCGTTGCTGAAGCGGCCAGCCACCCAGACCCAGCAGTCCGAGACTTCGTCCACGGCCACCTTCGCCAAAAAGCGTTCGACCTCTGCGGGCGTTTGGAGGAGGAGCATGGCGAGCATTCTACGGCGTCTGGCGGACTCTCTTGTGCCCACCCGGAAAGGCCTTCATCGCCGCTTCCTCAATTGAAAACGTCTGCCCCGCGACCGAGTTCCGGATCCGGACGAAGCAGTGCGAGCCGCGCATCCGCGAGCGCTTCATGGCGTTCCGGCCGGGCAGGAGCGGACCCGTGGCGCGAGCGGGCCCGAGCTGCACGGGGTCGTCCGTCGCGTAGAGCTGGAACTGCGCCCCGTCGTAGTCGCTCGCGAGCACGATCCGCGGGCCTTGGAAGCGCATCTCGCGCGAGGAATCAGGGCCCACGAGCGGCCCGATCAGGACGTGCGCGTCGATCGGGAAGCCGTCATCGTCCTTCGTGTCCTTGTCCCACTTCCGGACGTACCCGTCGCGGCCACCGAGGAGCACGAGCCGGTCGTCCGGGTCGTCGCCGTCGACGACGTAGATCGCGGTCGGATCGATCTCGGGGTCCTCGGTCGTCCCGTACGTGTCGGGCCAGGGCGCGCCGCGCTTCTTGTCCCAGAACCAGTGTTCAACCGGCGCGCCAGGGGTCCCGAAGGGGTAGCGGTGGATGTGCACGCCCTTGTCCCGGTCGTTCCAGGCCAGGCGCACGTAGTGCGTGCCGAAGTTGATTGAGTTCAGGCGCTCGTCGATGTTGTTCTCGCTGATCCGGACAGGCCGGCCGCCCGGGGCGATCACGAAGAGCCCGCCGCGCGAGCCCACGAACCACACGCGCCCCTCCGGGTCCTTGCACCACGGTCGGCCGAAGGCGACCCCCGTGATGTCCGAGACGAGGTCGAACTGCCCGCCGTCGCCCGGGTTGCCCGACAGCATCCAAATCGAGTGGTCACACCCGAAGAGGAGGAAGTCGTCGTCCATCGGGATCAGCGAGTTGATGATGTCGGGACACATCCCCGGCCCGAACTCGTTTTCCCCGGCGATCGCCGCGGCCGCGTCGCGCGAGGCCGGGAAGTTGTTGTAGTCGGTGGGGACGCCGTCGCGCGAGGCCGCCCAGTCGAAGGCGCCACCGATCAGGCCCGGCGCGCGCGCCCAGAACAGACGTCCCATGAAGCGCTCGACGAGCTTCGCGCCGTGCGGGGGCGCGCCGGGCGTCGTGCTCTCGAGCGGCGCGACCGTGTCCTCGCGCGGGTCGAACACCTGGATCTTGGAGACCCCATCGGTGATGTAGAGCTTGGAGAAGGCCGGCACGGACTGCACGTACACCGGCGTGGTCGAGAGCGCGCCCGCGGCGCCGCTCGGGGTCGCCATGCTCCCGCCCCCGACCGCGAAGGTGCGAATCAGGCCGCCCGCCGAGATGGCCACGTTGGTCAGCGTGCGCGGCGAGCCGGTGAGCGGGCTCTCCTGCACGAGTCGGAGCTTCACGATGGGCGGGAACTCGGCCCCCGCGCTCCCGAAGACGTACACGAAGCGCGCGAGCTCGTCGGTGAGGTCGTCGCCGTAGTCTGGAATCCGCGGGTCGATCGCAACGGCGTAGGGGCTGATGGCCGTCAGGGTGAAGTCGAAGCTACTGAGGAGCGTGCCGCTCGAGCCCTTGTAGACGCGCATCTCCTGCTCACTGTGCAGGGGCACGTACACGTTGCCGAAGGGGTCCGTGGCGAGGCGCGGGTAGGCGTACGTCGGGCTGTCGATGGCCACGCCCCACGCACCGTCCGCGCTCGCGTGCGAGTAGGTGGTGCCCTTGTCGATGATCTTGCGCAGGCACATCGTCGAGGGGCTCACGTCGAAGTACCCGCTCTGCGGCCCGATCGAAAAGAGGTTGCCGTCCTTGTCGACCCGCACCCCGTGGCCGATCCCGACGAGCCCGTTGTTGCCGTCGAGCGGGTCCGGGTCGGAGCCGTCGACGGTCCACACGAGCTCGCCCGCCGGGTTCCACTTCGTGAGGCAGTAGGTGTTGCGCGTGGTGCGCCCGGTCGCGCCGAGGTGGCCCCCCTCGGGCGGACCGATCAGGGCATCGACGAAGGCAGTCGTGAAGAAGGTCTCGCTCTGCGGTCCATAGGGGTGTGTGAACGCGTCGCCATCGGCCGGCAGGAGGTGCGCGAGGCCGTAGTAGTGCGCGAAGTAGCCGACGAGCTTCGTGAGCTCGTTCGCGGTCTGGTCGACGTTGCCCGAGCCGTTCTCGAGCTCGTCGTGCGTGAGCACCTTCGGCTCGCTCGAGTCGTCGTCGCGGTCGATCCGGTCGAGCGTGAAGATCTCGAGGATGTCGCCCGAGAGCGGGTCGATCCCGCTCGAGGGGTTCGTCCAGAAGCCGACGATGGTCGCGTCCTTGGTGAAGTTCCCGAGGCCCTCGTAGCGGTCGACCGGCGAGCCGTTGAGCTGGAAGAGCGAACGGGTGATGTTGGTCGTGTCGTTCGGCGCGATCCCGCCGTCCCACAGGATGACGATGATGGCCGCATCGTGGTCGTTGTCGAAGGAGGCTTCCAGCGGGTGGCCGTTCGTGCCCTGGCCGCCGTCGCCCGTGCCGTCGGTCGCCGCGTAGTGGTTGATCAGGCCGGAGGCGAAGGTGCCGGGCAGGGCGCTCCCGTCCGAGCGGTTGGCGATCACGATGTGATCGGTCGCACCGGACGCCTGGTTGTCCTGCCCCATGATGAAGCACGGGTTGCCCGTGGTCCGCTTCTCGGGCCGGCACACGATGATCGTGGCGAACATCGAGCCCTCGTAGGCAGGCCACAGGGTCTTCTGTTGGTCGGCGTACTGCTTCTTCGTCGAGGAGTTCGAGAGCGAGACGAGCGCCTGGTCCACGCCATTGAAGCGGATGCCGGTGCGCGTCCCGAGCGCCCCGAAGGCGAGCGTGGGCGGCTTCTTCCCGATCGAGGAGGGCTCGTACAGGTGGCGGTTCTTCCCCGAGCGGTCGGGCGCGCGCAGGATCTTCGCGCCCTCGACGAAGGGCCCGGCCACGTCGTACGGCGTGATGTCGCCGGCGCGGATCCACGACCACACGCGCTTCTCGTAGTTCTCGAGGTCGTAGGGGGTCCAATCGACGGTCTCGGGCGAGAGCGGGAGACCCGAGGGGCTCGTGCGCGGCCACCGCGGGTTGAAGCGCTTGCCGCCCGCGCTCGACTGCCGATCGCTCGCGACGAAGGTGTCCCCGGCCTCGTTCAGGTCGAAGTCGTTGGCCGGGAAGGGCACGCGCCATTCCTGCGTCACGCGCGGGACCACGGCGTCGAGCGCCGAGTACACACGCACGTAGGCCTGTCCGATGCGCGGATCGTTCTGGAGGGTGTAGAGCTTGTCGCGGTACACCTTCACGGCCTCGACGAAGGCGTCCGTCGGCACCTCCCACGCGATCTCGACCTCGTCGTCGGGGAGCTGCGTGAGCTTCCAGAGCTGGCCGAGCTCGGGCCGCGTGCCTGTCGAGACCCCGACGTACACGTCGAAGAGGTCGTCCACGTGCACGAAGCGGATCGAGTGGCTCTTGTCCTTGACCGGCAGGGGGAGTTGCCACATCACCACGCCGTCGGAGTTGAGCTTCGCGACGGAGGCCGGCCCGTCGGTGACGTAGACGTTCCCCTGCCGGTCCGTCACCCCCATGAGAACCGGCTGCTTGCTCGGGCTCTCCTCGTCCCACTCCTTGCTCTCCGAGCCCGGCGTAAAGCTGTACGTGAGGTTGCGCGAGTCGAAGACCACCGAGGCGATCTCGAGCACGCGGTTCGACGCGTCGACCTGTGCGTCGTTGGCCTTGCTCATGCCGGAGCGCTTCGAGATGCGCTCGCGCCCGGTCTTGTCCTGGCCGCGGATGTTGGCGGCCTCGCGCGTCGTGCGCAGGTTCTGCTTCGAGAAGGCGAGGTCGTCGGAGACCCCGCCGAAGGGCATGGGGAGCTCGAACTCGTCGTCCTCGGCCATCAGGTCGGGCCCTCGACTTGGCTGTCGAGCATGCGCCTCGACATCCGCCCGTACCGATCGCCCACCCCTCCGCGCAGCGGGCCCATGGTCGGCTGCTGGAGTCCGTCTTGCTTGCGCGCGGCGTGCCACACGTCCGAGGCGATGAGCTGGCGCAGGAGCTCCTCGAGCGAGGGCTTGCCGACCTCTTCGCCCTCCTCGAGACCCAGCGCGAAGGCGCGGCACGCCTTGATGAGCGCGAGCTCGAGCGCCGGTCGGCCGGACGGGAGCGGTACGGCGGCCGTGTCCGAGGCAGGGTCGATCACGAGCCGCGCGCGATAGTAGCCGCGGAAGGCTCCGGCCACGTTCTCGGCTGAGCTCGGGTAGATCTCGATCACCGGATCGGTCAAGCCCGAGCCGCGGTTCACGAGCTCGGTCACGATGCCGAGGAAGCCCGCGCCCTGGTTATCGACCTCGGCCGAGCCCGAGCGCATCGCGGTCAGCACCTCGGGCGAGGTGAACTCGAGGCGCCGCACGGCGCTGCCGATGCTGCGCAGCGGGCGCACGCCCACGAAGGCCATGAAGTCACTCGGGAGCTGGATCGACGTGTTGGGGAGGCGCGCGTCGATGTCGGTCTGCGCGTCCGCGGCCGCGCCGAGCCCGTCGCCAGCAAGGACGATCGAGTCGGAGTCGGCCTTGCTCGCGATCGGGTAGCGCGTGGCGACGACGCCCGTGCCGGCCGTGGCCTCGGCGACGTCGCCAGCCACGTACGTGTAGTTCGCGAAGGCGCCGACCTTGGTCAGGATCCGTCCCGTGTGCGTGTAGGTCGCGTCCTCGAACTCGATCGACCCGCGCAGGTCGAGCACGCACGGCCGGCGCAGGAACTGCCACTCGTGCTCGGCCGAGAACCAGTCCGCCGCGAGCCGCAGATACTCGCCCTCCGACATCCCGGGCGTCAGCTCCTCGTTGAGGACCTGCCGGATGTGCTTGAAGAACACCGCGTTGAGCGTCATGGCGGCCTACCGCGAGAAGAGTGAGGGGCCCCGGCGCCGCTCCCATGCCAGTTTTGGCACCGGAGCCCCTGCACCAGTGAGTTAGGTACCCACGTTGGAGGCGATGCCGAAGGGCAGTCCTCCGAAGAACCAGACGGAGGCGAGAGTCGCCGTCGTCGGGGTCGTAACAACCGCGAGGCAGGTCGCGAGCTGCTTGTGCACCTCGCCGACGGTCGCCGGAGCGATCGTCATTGCCGTCGGGGCCACGCTCTGGTCGCTGTACAGGGGGTCGTGCTTGGCGTACGAGCCCGAGGCTCGGAGCACCAGGGCACGCGTGACCCCGTACATGCGGACAGCGGCGAGGCGGTCGTCGGCCACCGTGTTTCCGGCGCTGGCTTGGCTGCCCTCGCCGGGACCTTCGATGACGCCGAAGATGCCCGTGGCCTCTTCGATGGCGTTCGAGCGCGTGGCGATCACGTTGCCGAAGCCGGAGTTGTCTCCGCCGTCCATGGCGTTGTCCGTCGTCGCGGCGTCCGAGTTGGCCAAGTCGAAGGCCACGAGCTGGCCAAGCACCTTGGAACCACCGCGGACGGTCGCCGGGACGACGAGGTCGGGGACTTGGAAGCCCACCCCGAACAGACTGGGCATGATGAAGAACATCGGGTTTCTCCTGTCGGCTTACGCCGTGTAGATCGAGCCCGTCGGGCTGACGATGCCTTGACGCTGGTAGCTCGTGCAGATGGTGTTGAACCACACCGCGATCGGGAGAACCCACGTGTCGGGCACGTTGTGGTGCTTCGTCACCTCGTACTTGTGGAAGTACCGGCGAGCGTGGAACACCGGGTACAGGTACTCGGCGTTCAGGAAGTAGAAGCGCGGCCCGTCGTTGGTGGCGTTGAACTCGTCGCCCAGCGTGTTCGAGCCCGTGTCGTAGAGCGCGAGGCCTTCGAGGGTGCTCGCGCGCTGGATCGGGATCCCGTAGTACTGAGGATCGGGGTAGGCCGGGTCCTGCGGGCCAGAGACGAGGTGATCGTTGTACTGGCGGAGCAGGTTCTTGTAGATCGCGCGCCCGCGGCGGGTCGTGACGATCATCTGCTTGTTGTACCGGGGGTCTTCCCAGTACTGGCGCATGGTCGGCGGCTGCTCGAAGGTGAGGAGCTCCGACATGTCGTCGAAGGTGACGATGATGTTGCGATCCGTGACGGCGACACCCGTGGCGGTGTACGTCGCGGTCTGCGGCTGATAGCGACCGGCGAGCGCTGCGGCTCCCGGCGCCAGGCCCTGCTTGGTCGTGAACGCCGCTTCGGTCTGCGGGTCGAACAGGCCGCTCGCGTCCTCGTTGATGTGGAAGGGCACGGAGAACGGCTCGGTGCCGTCCGCGCTCTCCATGTCAGCGGGGAACGGCACCTGCCAAAGCAGGTTCTCGAGCCCGTTCCAGATCGAGGCCCAGCAGATGGCCTCCTTCTCGTTCCGGATGTTCACGAACTCGCAGAAGCGAGCCTCGTCGTCTCCGTACGCCACGATCTCGTTGTTGATGATCTCCTGCTCGACCCAGGACATGTGCGCCATGGCGTAGCGCCACTCGACCTGGACGCGCTGCAGGCGCTGCACGTTGCGCCACGTGTGCGAGGCGCCGGGCAGGTAGGTCTCGAGCGAACCCGAGTCCTGGAAGACGATCGAGTGGCGGATGTTGGCGCCACCGCTGATCATCTTCTTCTTGGCTCGCTGCCCCTGGATCAGGCGGCCGAACCAATAGGTGTTTTTCACGGCCTCGAGCACCAGGCCCATGGGGCCGTTGATGTACGTCGAGGTCGTTCCCTCGACGAAGTCGAGGAAGTTGGACAGAGCGACTCCTGAAGACATGGCGGTACCACGTCCTCCTTTCGGGGATTGGCTTGCGGTTCGAATTGGTAGCGGAAGGCTGCTACCGACGCGTGGCTAGCGAGCGCCGGCTCTTGCCGACGATGGCGCTGTAGACCGCACGGTCATGCTCCTCGGTCCCCTCCGAAGGCGTGGCCGAATCGCTGCGCTCGGTGCGCCGCGATTGCGTCGGGGTTGCGCTGCCCCTGCGGGCTCGCGCGCGTCCGTCCCGTTCGGTGCGCGTCGGCTCGCCCCACAGGGAGCGGGCCGCGTCCTTGAAGAGCCGCGGGACGTCGCCTTCGTAGCCGTCGTCGGCCGAGAGGGCGATGGCGCGTTTCTTCAGGGCTCGCACACCTTCCGGATCGGACAGGTGCTCGGAGTAGTTCCTCCGAACACGTCGCACGCCCTGGTCGAGGATCAGGTCGCGAACCGTGGCCTGTAGGCTTTCGATCCGGTCGGCTTCTGCCTTCGTGGATCGTCCACCATTCGGGCGCATGGCGCGCGCGTAGTCCTCCAGGGCCTTCTTCGTGGTCGCATCGTTCTCGACACCGAGCGCGCGGGCGAGTCCTTCTGCAGCGCGGCCGAGGTCTTCGTCGGGGGGAGTCTCTGCCCCGACGCTCTCGCCGCCTGCCTTCGCCTGCCCGCCCTTGCCCGCAATCGCTGCGGTCAAGGCGCGGATCGTCTCGTCCTTCGATTGCAACGCACGATCGGCATGGGACTGGTAGCCCGCCAAGGAACCGGCGAGCTCCACGACATCCTCGTCGTCCAGCTTGTCCCACACCTTCTTGGGAACCTTCGCCCGGCGGAGCGCGTTCAGCGCGCCGTCGAGCTTCTTCTTCGAGACGCGGGAGGTGCCCCCCTCGTCGTCGTCATCGTCCGCGTCCCGGTCGTCGTCGAGGTCTTCGTCCTCGTCGTCGTCCTTGGCGCGGGCGTTGTGCTTCTTGGCGGGAGCCTCGAGCTCCTCGTCCTCGTCGACCTCTTCCTCCTCGTCCAGGCGCCCGCGCTCGTCGCGCTGGCTCGCCGCGCGGCGCTTGGGCGCCTTGCCCATGATCTTCTCGTACACCGCTCGCTGGGCCGGGAGGGCGGCTTCCTCGGCCTCCTCGCTCGAGCGCGGGATGCGGTCGCGGGGGATCCCGCGGTCCTGGTCGGCAAGGCTGCCGAGCTCGGTCACGGCGTCGTCGATGGCACGGGGAGAGGCCGAAGGGCGGTTGCGGAGCTTGGGCATGGCCGCCACGGTGTAGCGCTGGCCGGTCCTGGAAGCAAGAAGGCCCCCCGCGCTCGCAGACGCGGAGGGCCTCTTCCGGCACAGTCCGGGCGCCGGGGCCGTTACTGGATCAGGATCACGATGCGGCGCTCGCCGGTCTTCCGGTCGTACTTCGTGCCGTAGACGTGCTCGCGTGAGAGCGCGTACCGCTTCCCGTTGAAGAGCACCGAGGGGTGGCCGGCCTGCGCGAGGCGGTTGACCGCCGTGTCCCCGCGCGGGTGCTTGGTCGGGGGCTGCGCGCTCACGTGCCCTCGATGAACGTGCCCTGCTGCACCCTGTACCCCGACGAGAGCATCTTCCACATGTGCTCGCCGGCCTCGTGCTCCCGCAGCTTCATCCCGAGGGTCTTCAGTTCGGCCGTGGACATCGCCGCGAGCCGATCGAGCGTGACCTCGTAGCGGTTGCGGTGGCGCGTGCCGTCGCCGTTGGGCTCGACGTTGTAGTCCGGGTATTCGTCGCCGTCCGGTTCGGGCGGTCGACTCGCTTTCTTGGGCATGGGAGTCCTTGTTCTAGAGGGAGCTGGATCTACCGCACGAGCTCCGGCTTCCTGCCGGCGGCTGGCGGTGCTTCTTGCGGCTGCTGCTCGTCGGCGTCGAACTCGACGCGCGCGACGAGGGTGTCCTCCTGCACCATCGCCTCGTTGGAGCGGCCGGGGACGTAGTCGATGTGCACGACGGCCGAGATGCCGTGGCGCATCAGCGCCTTCTCGCCCGGCTTCCAGTTGGAGCCCATGAAGGTGCCAGTGGCCGGGTTGAGCTTCCCCTGGCCGACCCTCAGGATCTCGACGACCTTGATCGTCGGCGTGCCTGGTCCGCCTTCGCCGTGGCCAGTCTCCGGCGAGCCGGGGATGGCCGAGCCGGGCATGATGATCCCGCCGATGGACTGGAACTCGTGCGAGAGGATCCGCACGAGCACGCGCGAGCCGGTGGGGTGGATCTTCACAGGCGCGACCCCGACTTCTTGAGCTCCTCGACGAGGAAGCGCACGCGCGGGACGAGCACGCCCTCGATGGCGACGTGGGGCGGCTCGGTCTCGCGGTACTCGGCGCCGACACCGGCCGCGTTGAACACCATCCGGATGGCCTCGCGCGTGCGGCGCTCGCTGTCCTGCGCGCGCTTCAGCTTCGTGAGGTCCTTCGGCTTCGTGGCTTTCTTCATGGGAGAGAAGCCCCTCCTGGGGCATGGGGGAGGGGCGCGAGCCTAGCAGTCCTCGGGATCGCTCTCCAGCGGGAGGCGGAAGTCGGGCGGGAAGCACTCGCCGTCTCCCTTCGGGGTGCCGCAGCGAGGGCACGTCGGGAGCTTCGGGAGCATGGCGCGCAGGCCTAGTTGTCCCACGCCACCGGCTCCCCCGCGTCCGCCGCGCGCTTGATCGCCTCCTTGTACTCGGTCTCGTTCTCGAAGATGCACGCCCCGTCCTTGTCGTGGCGGCGCGCGTATGGCCACCAACGTGGCGCCTGGATCGACTTGATCGACTCGCGGATGCACTTCGTTGGCGTCTTCGTGTCGCGCGGGCGCGCGGGGACGAGGTCCCATGGCCCGCCGTCCTCGCCGAGCACCATCGCGGGCGCGCCCTCGGTCGGGAACCAGCGGTGCAGGGTGCGGTCGTCCTCGACCGGAGCGCCGCGCGGGCGGTAGACGTAGAGACGCTCGCTCATCTCGGGCTCTGGAAGTCCTCGTGCTCGCGTTGCCACGTCCACCAGAGCCTGAGCTTCGTCGTCTCGAGCGCGCCAAGGATCTCGGCCCGGGTCAGGGCGGACTCGTTGCAGATGCCCGTGATGGTATCGACCAAGTCGGCCACGTCGCCCTGCGGGAGGTCGCCGATGCCGTCGGGGACGTTGGGGCCGCTCATGCTCGCACCCAGTACGGCCCGCGCAGCACGACGAGGTCGCCACGCCGGAGGTCCTCGCCTGCCTGCGCGGACCAGTTGAAGAGGCCGACACCTGGACCGTCAAGCATGCGGACAGGGATCATCTCGTGCTTCTGCGCGTCCAACTCTACCCGGCCCAGGAGCACGACTCGCGGGTCCTCGTCCGTCCATCGGAGCAGCTTGGTCACGAGGCACCGCCCGGCGGGAACGCCTTGCGCATCACCTCGCGGTGGCGCTCACGCTCGGCGCGGCGCAACGCGAAGAAGGCCTCGTTGGCTTTCGCGTCCGCGGCCGCGATCTTCGGCTCGAGCTCGGCCTGCAGGTGCTCGGGCACCTCCGACATGGCGTAGTGCTCTTGGAAGCGCTTGGCGTTCCCGGCGTAGTCCCACTCGCGCTCACACTGCTCCGCGGCGAGCTCTTCCTCGGCCGTGAGCTCCTGGAGGTCGGGGTCGCGGTCGAGGTCCTCGCGCACCTCCGCCGGCACGTAGGGCGGCGCCGGCACGATGTCGCGGCTCAGTGCGCGCGCGAGGCCGGTGCACACGGCATGGAAGAGCCCGAGGCCGAACACCTACGCCACCTTGGCCGCGCGCGCGCCCGCGAGCAGCGCGCCCAGCATGTTGCCGGCCTTCGGGAGCTCCTGGCGGTTGGTCAGGAGCCGCGAGACGTCCTGCGAGAGACGCGCCTGCGGCACGCCCATGCCCTGCTTCGCCTCGATCGCCTGACCCTGCAGCATGAGCGCTTGGAACTGGCTCAGGGCCTCCGGGTCGAAGTAGTCCGAGAGGTTCGGGATGTTCATCATCTCGCCGATGGTCTCGATCAGCTCGTCCCACAGGACGAACGGGTACTGCGCCATCATCGGGAGCAGGACCGCGATCGTGTTGATGAGCTGCAGGAGCCGCTGCTGCTCGAGCGCCTCGCTCGTCGAGCCCATCGAGAACGGCTCGATCTCGAGCGAGAGCGAGCGGAACCATTCCGCTTCCTCCTTGCTCGAGATGCCCCCGCGGTACACCGGGTCGGGCCCGACGATCTTCTCGACGCTCTCCCCGGTCTCGGGGTCGCGCATGAGCCGCATAGCCTCGGGCCCGAGGCGCGTCACGGTCTCGTCGAAGGCGAGATAGATGCTCACGCGCTCGAGGATCTCGCGGATGCCCTCGATGAACTTCACGGCGTCGAAGCCGACCTTCGTCGCCGAGGCCTCGCTCGCGAGCTGGTCGGCCGTCGCGGTGACGCCGCGCTCGGTCGCGCCGCGCTCGACGTCGGTGATCCCGCCCTTGCGCCGGACACGGTCGCGGCACACCTCGATGTGCTGGAAGTGCTCAGGCGTGGCGCCGGCGAGCTTGATCTCCTTCACCTTCTTGTCGATGTCGTCGAGGCCGTCGAGGCCGACGATCCAGTGACTCTCGAAGCCCTTGATCTTCTCCTCGAACTCGGGGTCCGAGCCGTCGACCATGACGCCCTGCTTAAAGTTCGCCATGGCCTCGGAGATGGCGCGAGCGTGCAGGTTGAGCTCGCGCGACTCCTCCGACAGCGCCGGGATCGGGGCGAGACCCACCGACTCGTCGGGGATCGTGTGACCGTCGATCACGACGTACGGCCCGCCCTCGTGGCCCCAGTAAGGGTAGGGGTGGCGAACCCATCCGCTCTTCTTCGTGCCCTCGACGAGCCCGAGCGTGAGCCAGGCCCCGTAGCGGAGCTGCCGATCCCAGGCCTGGTCTCCGTGGCGCTTGCGGTCGGCCTTGGTCGGCTTGTAGTCGCGGACCCAAATGTTGTAGAGCACGATCTCGTGGCGGTGCACGGCCTGGTCGCGGCCCTTGCCGCGCATCTCCTCGACGCCGTACTCCTCGGTTAGCTCCTCGATCCCCTCGCGATCCCAGTGCTCGTCCGGATTCTCGTCGGCGCGCTCGAGGAGCTCGTGCTTCTGGTGGATGGTCTTGTGCCCGCGCCAGAGCTCGTCCTCCTTCTCGATCGCGTGCACGTCGTACACGTAGGAGCGCCGCGGGGACACGCGCTTCGCCGCCGGCCAGCCCTTCGGGTCGTCCTTGTCGCTGTAGTCGTCGTCCTGGTTGGGGATGACGAGGCACACGGCGCGGTGCTGGCCGTAGTCGGCGACGAGCTTCTCGTTCAGGGCCCGCATCTTCGTGTCGCGGATCCAGCGGTTCTCGGCGAGTTGGTGGGCCTTCGCGATCTCGCGCGCCGGGCCGCTGCGCGAGCTCGTGACGCGCACGCGAGGGTTGCCGAGGACGAGCTGGGAGGCGCGCAGGCTCATCCACTCGTACGCGAAGTTCTCGGGGTGGTAGTCGTCCTCGTCGGTGAGCGTGCGGTCCCCGCGCCAGCCAGGGCCCGTGTACTGGGTCATCCGCTGGTCCCAGTTAGTGAAGAAGCCCGCGATCCACTCCTCGGCGGGGCGGATCTCCTCCTGGAGGAAGTCGGCGGCTCGACGGGCGGCCTTCAGCATGGGGCTAGCCCTTGCGGCGGGCCTTCGCTTCGCGCTTCCGGTAGGCCTTTATCCCGCCGGCGTCGGCGGCCGTGCAGACGGCGTACGGGTTCCGCACGCGGCCGCTTGAACGGACCTTGTTCACGCAACGCTTGAACGCGGCGGGCACGGCCTAGAACCTCGAGCGCCCGACCGTGCCGGCGTTCATCCCGCGCTGACTGCGCCCGATCTGCCGGCGCTGGGCTTGCGCGGCTCGAGCCTTCTCCTCGCGCTTGATCGAGGCCATCCGCTCGCGCATCGAGTCGCGCTCGTGCTTCTCGGTCGCCTCGTACTTGAGCTGGTTCGCAGCCCCGTACCGCTTCTGGCGCACGTAGCGCGCCCCGCCCTTGTTGCTCTCGTGCATGGCGGCCCTCTACCGCGGCTCGCGGAAGCCCATGTGCTTCTGACCCGGGCCGTTCTTGCCCGAGCGCCGCGTGCCCTTCGGGTGGTTGCCCTGCGGGCCGTCACCGGGTCCGATCTTGCCCTTGCTGCCGCTCCCGCGGCCCCCGCCCTTGAAGCCCCCCGACTTCATCGTGCCCCCTTCGACGCGCGACGGCACGCCTCCGGCGTTCTGGCGGTAGCTCGAACCTTGCGCACTCTTCGGGATCTTCATGTGGGGAAGGTTGTGGACCTTGGAAGGGCGAGGAACCCAAGAAGGAAGCATCGGGCACTCCGTGGACGGGGCCGTGGCTGAGCCGCCATCCTGCTACCGGACGCGCTCGATCTCAATCCCCTGTTCGCCGGCCACCCGCATGCACCGGGCGAGCGCCCAGCGCTTCCAGCGCACGTCCTGGCGGTTCCAGTCCTTGGCCCCGAAGACGCGCACCCGCTTCGCGTGGAGCTGGTCGCAGGCGAGGTCCATGGCCAGGAAGAAGGCGTCGGCCTCACGCGGGACCCCGAAGGGCCCCATGATGGCGTTGGGCTTGAGCGCGACGAAGGGGACGCCCGCCTGACGGAAGGCCGGCTCACTCACCGGCAGGCCCCACACGTTGAGGCCCGGCGGGAACTTCGCGACCTGGCGCCAGACCCCATCCGTGGCCCACACGTCGGCCCGGTTGCCCTTGCACCAGTGGATCGCGCCGTTGACGACCACGGTCACGGCCTCCGGAAGGAGCTCGCGGCGCGTGGTCTCGAGGCCGCGCTTCGTCGGCAGAATGAAGTTGAAGCGGTCGGCGCCGAGCACGAGGCCGGTGTCGAGGTTCTCCATGCGGCCGACGGAGACGCCTTGGAAGGTGGGCAGTGTCACGGCTTGCGCTCCAGCCAGTGCGTGGCGCTGGGCTTCGTCTGGATTCCAGGCAGATGACCTAGGTGTGGGTTTTTGAGCAGCGCTCGCGTGATGTGCAGAATGGATCTCTCCCATCCGGTGAGCTTGCGCACGCGCGT